CATCATCATCATCATCATCATCATCATCATCATCATCATCATCATCATCATCATCTTCCGATTCCTCTTCTTCTTCCTCTTCGGAATCATCATCATCGTCTGATTCTTCCTCTTCTTCTTCTTCCTCGTCATCGGATTCAGAACCAAAAAGGTCTTCGGCTTCTTCGGCAGAAAGCATGATAGGAGCAGGGATAATCTTTACTGAGCCGTCTTCGTACTTAATGATGATTGCACCATTGATTTCTGTTCTGGAAACTTCTTTCAGTTCCACTTCTTTTTTCTTCTTAGCCATTTTCGTAATGTTTAAGTTGGTTAATAAATTAATAAATATATCACTCTGTTATAAGTTTCTGATAATTACCGTTTCCGGGATTTTCGTTATCACTGTTAAATTGTTTAATCTCATCTAGAGTTGTTTTCAATTCTATTTGAGATTCTATAGTTACCACTTCGGATTTAATCTTCTTATGGTATTTATCATAAGTTACCTTTTTAAATATCTTACCTATGAAAGGATTAATAGGTCCATGGGTTACTAAACCCACCTTTGATAGTTTATCGTTCATTGCTATATCTAATTTTGGTTATTCCAGGAATACCAACCTTTCCGAATACTTCGGTATAGGATAGATATTTTCCCTTTTTCATTGTTTTATAGTTATCTGATAATCGAATTGGGTATACCCATATCTTATTTTCTATCAACCTGTTGGTCATTATATAAGCATAAGAACTTCTAAGTTTAATACTCTCTAATGATATAAACCCTTGAAATAAAAGAGACTTCTTGATAAACCTTTCTTTTGGCAGATACCCAATAAATTTAAGGGATGCCTCATCAAATATATCAATCATATCCCTTTGTGCTTTGATAAATAGTACCTTTTGTATTGGGATGTTCATCTTCTTTCTTAAATATAAAGCCAATGAACTTACCAATGGAGGATACTGCAAGAATAACAGATCGAATTTATTTTTCTCCTCTTGACTCAGCCTGTTGTAAATCCTGTAGGATAGCAAGATTGATTTGTAATCTCTTTTGCCTTGTATACTTGGGAGATATGCCTTGCCGTTGTCCATAGAGTTTGATTGAGTACCTTTCATTGAATTCCTTTTTTCCTTTAGACTTAAAGACTCGGTGCATTTGTACCATAAATCTTCTTCGTCGGTGTTTATCTATGTGATATTCATCGGGCATTATGAACTTCCTTGCTTTTACGAATTTACCCTTAAACCAGAATTTAGTACTACCCTTTTTAAGAAGTTTACCATTCATATCAGATAATTCTCTAATGCCTTGTTTTATAAGTTTCCTCCCAGATATTATATGGATATACTGAAGAACATCTACACCATAAAGATAAACTAAGGTAACCTTTACTTGGTGTCTAGTAAAGTATGGTATACCGGTTAGATGTTTCCTATATAATTTCTTTTCAGTAACAATCTTATTGGTAGTATCTGGTCTCCAAGTCCATATATAATATCTATCTGGTCGTATGGGTCCATTGTTACTTTCCTTTAGCTTTACCATTTATATTCCTCTTTGCCATTCTATACCAAAGATTGATAGATTTCTCATTTGCTTCGGGGAATTTCTTTTTCATTCTCCGAATAACTCTATCAAGTTCAAAACCTTTTGCAGTTAATTCGAATACATAAGATTTCTTTGTACCCTTGATAAGATTAAATTCATCCCTCTCTCTTGGTGGTTTCTTTTCTCGAGGTTTCTTTATCCCAGGAACTCGTTTGGTTCTTCTTTGCCCATTTTCCCCTTCTTCTCCGAGAAACCCAAGCCTTAATCTGGAATTTCTTAATGGGTCATCTTTCGAATACCCAATATTTTCTAATTGCTTATCCATCCAATCGTCATATTTATCAATTAACGATTTATCTGGCTTTTCTTCTGATACATTGATATAATGTAATAAGTCAAATACCCCAGCAGAACAAGCATCAGGGAAAGGCATCCCTAATATGATAGCCTTTCTCTTTAAATCCTTATAAGTCATGTTTCTCCCAGAAGCACCAAGGAAATTTGATTTCTCCTTGGATGGAGCTTTCATGTCTTTTCTACTCTTTTTTGCCATATCATTAATATTTTAAGTATTCATTTATTTTCTTTGCAAATATAAGAATAAATAATTTAATCTTATCTTATTTCTCTATTTATTTTTATAAAAATCCGAGGTTTTTGCTCGGTTCGCAGCAGTGGATTTAGGTTTTTTATGCTTTCTCTTGATATGTGTGTTATAAGCCATATCCAATTTCTTAATATTGAATTCTATGTTGTTCACTTGATTATAGTTTACTGCTCTTTCCACACAGCAACGGTACTCTGGCCAGAATTTTTGTCCAAGCTTAACAGATTCGGTTTTAATCATGAACTTAGATACCATAAAACCAAAGGTATCAGCATCATCTTTAGTTTTAAATACATACATGTAGAATCTACTAAATTCATCTACTACTTCATCCAAAGGTCTTACTGGTAACAATAGATAACCATCGGTATATAGGTCCTCAGATATTAAAGCTACCCAATACTTTTTCTTTCCTGGTTTTACTTTATACCTAAACCTTTCCTTGAGTTTAGTGTGCATCCAATCCGGTACCCTATTAAGTAGGTATTTGATATATATCTTACCCTTCTTATTCGACCGCCTTTTAAATGCAGATGGCTGTTGTAGCATCCTTGGAAGTATTCTAAAGTTATTCCACCTATCAAATTCAAGAATTAATCTTAGAGTGTCTATGTCCCATTCATCATCAGACTCCTTTAACCTCTTCATGTTTCTCTCTATATTTTTAGAGTTTACCTTTGGGAGTAATTGAGCCGAGTCTCCTGTGAATAAGCTTGCTTCTTTTCTTTTTAATCGTTTCTCTAAACATCCCTCCATATAATCTTGGAAATTCCTCTCACAGGGGCAATCTGGTCGAAAAATAGAAGTGTGTTTCTCAAAAAAATCCGAGAATAGCCTAAAGAATTTCTCTGACCGTTCCCGGATTTCAAGATACTTGTAATGAGATAACTTTAAAATTTCACCAGCTTCCCATGAAGATTTACTTTCTGATAGTTGAAGGAATAATGATTGTTGTTCTTTATCAATTAAACAACTCCAGGCTTTTTGTTGAGCTTCGTTCATAACATTAAATTCTCCTATATCTCATTATACTATCAATTGCTTCATTGGTTATCTGATTAGGATCATATTCCCCAGAATTAGCATAAAGCTTATCTGGGTCATGATTTAAATATACACTATAGATAACGTTGTCAAAAGGTAACCATACTTCCATTCTTCCCATTTCAGGGTATATAAGAACTTTTACTCTTTTACAAAGATGGTCAACCTCTAATACTGTAGCATCTACTCCCTCATAAGGATAACCCCGTAATACTAAGTAATCTCCAGGCTTTACATTGACTAAATCATCTACTGAAAACTTCTTATTCTCTCTAGCAATACGTTTAAATCGCCTTACTTCTTTTCTACTACAAGTAGCCACTAAAGAGAAATCATCAAAGTCTTCTGCATTGTCAATCCTTACCTTTTTCTTTCTTGGGTGCATTGTCTCGGTATTACGTAACCAAGTTCTGATACCAGATATATTCCTACGTAACTTATTAAGAAATGGCCTTGAGAATGCTAATTTAGTAGGCATTCTCATAAAACCATAATTGAATAATACTGGTACTTCTTCGAATACCATCTTACCCTTTATGGTTTTTCTTAATACGTTTACCATAGGAATAATTGCCTTGATTTGGTCATACCCCTTTTCTTTGAGTTCTTTATTGATTTTATCACAGTACTTCCTTTCAAGGTAAAATATACAATATGAGTATGGGGTATGCTTCTTCATAGGTTACCGGTTTTTAATAATTAACTTAGCTTGTTTATGTACTAACTTATAGTTTACATTCTTCAATATGTCACTAGCCATGAATACATAAAGAATCTCATCTATCTTTGGTACATCGATTACCATAATATTGGCTTTATCGAATAGTGGTTTATAGAATACGGAAGATAAATCCTTTCCAACTACAAAGAAAAATTCTTCTGAGGGCATTGAATTATATCTCATACAGAGTATGGGAACTTTATTTGCTCTTTTTGCATCCTTAGAAGCTTGTTCCCAGAATTTCAGTATATCGCATCCCTTATTACCTAAGAGTAGATGTTCAAACTTAATCTCTTTATAGTTTTTACACTCAACCGATATTTTACATCTATGGGCATGTCTCTCATCCTGACACATGATATCAGAAGCTAAATCCCTACTCTGATGATTTGCCCCAGAGTATGGAGTTCTCCCGAATTTATAAGAAGTCCATTTGGTAAACCATTTGGAAACTTTCAATTCAAATTTATTACCTTTGCGTTTACTATTTGCCATAATTGTCTTGTTATAACTTAATTATAACATTATAGTAATTGGTATCTACTCAGGCCTTGGGTCTTTTCCACTTGCAAAATTTTAGTATTACCTAGAGGAAGTGAATCTAAGTGGGTTATCAAGAATAAAGTTTTCTCTTTGAATATGTAACGTATTAAGGAAGTAACTATTTCTATGTTATCTGAACTTAGTGATTCAAATACCTCATCAAGGAATGCTAAGTTAATACCCTTAGAGGCAGTTAAAGCCTCATTCATTGCAAAAGCCATTGCTACACAGACCAATTGTTTCTCGCCACCTGATAGTTCATCGTAATCTATAATCATCCCATCTCTTTCAATAAGAGTAACAAATTCTTTTCTAGCAGTACCCAAATCAATATTAAATTCGATCCTAAATCCCAATACCTCTGAATACTTATCGAGGCATTTATTTAAGAACTCAAGTGATGAATCAAATAGGTAAGCCTTAATCCCATTATTACCCAATGGGTCATTAATTAACCAGTTATAATTCTCTAACTCTAACTCTTTATTGTGAAAGTCTTCATCAACCTTCCGTAAATTCTTCCTAATCTCCTTAAGTTTTTGTTTATACTTTGGAGACATGACCTTAAGCTTTTCTTGCTTGAGCTTAGCCAGGTCTTCGTCAATAGAAGCAATATCAGAAGCAATATCATCACAGTCTGATTTTAATTTCTTATACCTATCATTTACACTACTAAGTTCTTCCAACCTCTCTAAAGCCTCCTGATACTCCTTATCGTATTTATCAAGGTCAGAGAACGCTTTATATATTGATTTGGCATCACGTAATGCACGTTTGTAGTGACCTTCTTCTAACTGTATTACTAATTCTTTAATTACTTTCTTAAGAGGTACATTTGATAAATTCTTGGCATCTTTTATCTTACCCCTCAAATCAAGGATTAGTTCATTTTGTTTTTTAATCTTTATCTGAAGCGAAGCATCTACTTCATCCTTGATTTGTTTTTGTTTTTCAATTAGTAGCTTAGTTAGCTTTTCTCTATCTTGCTTTAACTCTCTTCTTTCTTCTTTGATTTTTTGCTTGAAGGATTTTTCTCTATCTCTCATATCGAAGTAAGCTTCCTTGTTAGCCTCTAATTCTTTCTTAAGCATTTGAGACTCATGCTCTACCTCGTTTATTTGAGATATCAAGTTATTTTTATCTTGTAATGCAATGCCTTTAGCAAGGTTTAAGAACTCTAAATCAAATACTTCTTCGAATATCTTTTTCTTATCCGAATTAGATTCTTGTATAAGTCTCTTTATACCCTGACCAAACATGATTGAGTTCATAAACAGAGTATATGATAAACCTATCTCTCTGTTTATAAAATCCTGTATCTTCCCCTTCCCTTTTATATCGACTATATCTCCATCTTTCATGAAGATAAGTCTGTCTTTGCCTTTAGCACCATCCTCAAGTACTTCATCATACTTTTGACATCTAACTATCTTATATGTATGAGAATCTTTCTGAAAATATACTTGTACCTTAGTACCCTTGTAATCTTTAGGCCTTACTTGCTTCCAAGTATTTACCTCAGAAACACCCTTTAGGTTTTTCCCATATATTGCCCATACCAAGGCAGAGAGAATAGTTGAATTATGGGTAACTATAAAATCTCTGGTAATATATAGGCCTTCTGAAGAATCTACTTTAATGCACCTACATACCTTTTTCCCTATATATTCAATATTTCTTATGGTATTTACCATTCTATTTCTCCTGGTAAACTCACCATAGGATTTAGTTTTATATTTCCTTAGAAAAGGGTTAAAGGTTAGTCGTATTGAACACACATATGAAGTAGTATACCTACCATACTTAAACCGGGTACTTTCATTTTTAGTAGATAGGCCTCCAAGGGATCTTACCAAATAGCTAATACCATCTCTTAAGTGCTCACTCTTAGATGAATACGTAGAAACCTTTGAGATTTTCTTTTTGGAACCAACACATCCATCAGTATCTAATAAACCAGCTAATAATAATCTACGATTCTCGATTGATGATTTCAAATATAACTCTGGTATAAACTTATCTTTAGACTTACAACCAATTAATCCTAAATCCTTGAGTTCTTTACCTAAACCATGAATCCTAAAATGTTTAGCCCCTCTTACCTCTGTACCTTCATGAACCAGGTTTGGGTCTGGCAAATATGACCTTAATCTATCAACTATCTCTGGCCAATCCTCTCTATTGGTAGATACTCTAACTGTAGGCCTATTACCGGAAATACAACCATCGCCTAATATAAACCCTAATACGTAGGGGTGTATTGGTAATTTAGTATAATTACCATCAATTGGTACGGTTAATGGAGTTGAGTATCTATACTTGAAAGTACCAGGAGCAGTTTTATTCTCAACCTTATAACCCTTTAGTAAAGTCTCGGTATCTAAGGTTCTTAGTCTGTCTTTAGCTTTACCCGATTTGAATACTGACCATAAATGGTCTCCAGCACATTCAGTACATGAGCCATCAGAAAAGGTTATTTTGTAAGTATCTAATAGACCTCTATCATAAATACCCAATAGCTTGATAGGTTTACCTGTAACTGGGTTAATTACTTTATCATTAAGAGTTAATTCCCCCATCTTTTTCCAACCATTAGCGGTTAAAACGGGTTCTTCTAAAGGTTGTGCTTTACCTTTCCCATTTGGGGCCTTGATAAGTATGGTACAAGTGGGGTTTAATTGTAGATGTAAGGATTCTATTGAACAAAATCCTTCTGCCTCTAAGTTTAAGAACGTTAACATGACTCAGCCTTTTTAAGTGTTTCAATTAATAGATTAGTTTTAACCTCATCTTTAATACCTTTCTCTCTTAGGTATCTCTTTGCTAGAGACTTCTTAGAAAGTTGCTTAGTAATCTTATGTTTGTTATTAACTGGAGTACTAGCTTTTTGAGGGATTACCGTATAATAATTGCCATCATCATTAATATCCTCTTCCCTTTCTACATCGATGAACTTTGGGAAATTTTTCAAAGGTACAAACTTCAGAGACAAATCTTCATAGATTTTCCAATACCCTAATTCACAATCTCTATCGGTTCTCCTTTGATGGTTAGGTGCCCCAATCATATAAACCTTCTTTGATAATCTTTGAGGTTTGTGTATATGCCCACATAATACTAAATCGAACTTATTGAGAACATTCACATTTAAGTTTTCTACGGAATCTATTTCCCTACCATCGGTATCCTTTGCACCAGGATAATCAGTGTGTAGTAAAAGAATATTCTTTTTACTTTTATCTAATTCTAATTTCTTTAAGTATTCACTTAGACCCACATTATTATCAATATAAGGAACCCCATACACCATAATATTTTTATGTGTAGGAGATAATTGAGTTTTTTCATAATCTAATATCATGATACCATACTTCTCTACTTGATAAAGCCAGCTGAACGGTTTAGTACCAACCTTACTTATTTTCTTAATATCATGATTTCCAGATATGGCATATATCCAAAATCCTTCGATTAGTTCATTATAACATATCTCTGCTAATTCTTGGTCCATTGTTTCGGCCTTATGAAATAAGTCTCCACAAAATAATGCAGGACAGTTAAACCTTCTACATAATTTCCGTATAATCGACAAAACCCTGAAACTATTCAGGGTCCTGTGATTGTTCTCATTAAACTTAGCCCATAGATTTATATGTAAATCTGAAAAGGCTATTGCTATTACTTCTTTCCCCATATCCTATCTAAATGGTAATTGATTTGTTCCGTTCTCATACCTAAATCGAGCTCAGATATACAAATAGTGGGTATTTCCCAATTTGCAAGCAATTCCCCCATAAGAGATGATATCTGAACTTGGAAGAATCTGTTAAGTATTCTCTTACCATTATCTTCCATTGACCAATGCTTATAAGTATCTAGATTTAATGATAAGAAGATTGCTACATCACATTGATCTTCCATTAAAGTCTTACATTGACAGAAAAAATGTTCCATTTCACATTCTGGTAAAGTTCTTGATTGCTTATACCAAAAATAAGCAGCCAAATCTGCATAACTCCTATCAGTTACGAAATATTCTCTATCCTTGAATAACCTATTCCTTTTGTTCAGAAGTTGAAAATCTGCTTTATACATTGCCTCCGAACCGAGGGATAATATTTCATTATGTGATACCCCTTCAGTAGCAGGTAATAAATCTGACATACTACCAGAAATAAAAGGTAGATCTTCTCTCTTAGCTACATACTTAGCTAAAGTAGTTTTCCCTATACCAGAGGGACCCACAAACATAATTCTCTTACTCATGATGTAATGCTTTAAATGGTTTTATAAATTCATTTGTCAAAAATGATGCTAAAGAGTATTCGATACAAAGCTCTTTGAATTTCTCATACTTAAACTTCTTCTTTGACTTAATTGGTAACTTATCCAATGGATTATGTCTTACAAACCAGAAAAGGTCGATTAACTGTTCATTCCTTTTCCATATTTGAAGATATTCTTTGTTCTTACTCTGGGCAATAAACTTCTCAATTCTACCCTCATCAAGGATTTTCCTTGCTTTTACTGGGCCTATACCCGGGAACCCTGGTATATCATCGGAAGTATCTCCAACCATTGCAAGATACTCTACCGTTTCATGAGAATGGTAACCGAATAATTCTTTGCAATTATCCATCCTTATCATCTCGTCTTTTCTCGGATTATATATCCTCAGGTTATTTGATAGCAACTGGTTAAAGTCTTTATCCGATGATATAAGTATCATTTTCTCGGATTGGAATTTTTTAATTGCAAGGTATGCTAAGAAGTCATCCCCTTCATATACTGTAGATTTCTTTTTATCGAAGATATAATTAATTCTTAGCATACCCAGCATTTTCATTATAATTGCCTTTTGCTTTTGCAATGATTCGTAATCTACAGATATATTTTTTCTATGTCCCTTATAATTGGGCAATAACTTCGTCCTTACTGGTGAATGACCATTATCGAATGAAATATAAACCTCATCCGGTTCGAACCTTGTAAGATACATATGTAGAGATTTGAAAAATCCGAATATTGCTCCACTTGGTTTACCATCTGTACTTTTAAGTTTTTCGAACTTGTGAAAAGATTGATGGAGAATATTCTCTCCATCAACCAATAATATTGTTTTCTTACTCATCGTCTTCCTCCTCTTCATCTGAGTCTGCATAATTCTCATATTCTACACCATCAACTGAGAATAGGTTTGTTTCTATCTTCTCCAGTTGTTTTTTAGTAGTACCTATGGTATTTACCCCAGCTTTCCGTAAAAGTTTTCTACGAAGTTCATCGTCTTCTTCCAGAAGCTTTTGGAATTTCTCCTCCCCTCTTGCAAGAGTTTTCCCTTTCAATTTATACCCACCAGTAGTTTTTTCTATTACATCGGTATCTACCAATACATCTTCCAAAGCATAGCATCTATCAAATCCGACCTCATGAAATTTAGGATTGAAATATACTGGGCATTTGCTGATTGTGGGTCTTGGAGGGGCAACCTTGTTTTTAATAAGTCTGATAGTTACCAGCTTACCCGCCTTTCTATCTTTCCCGTTTTGTTTGATTGTAACAGACTTTCCCGAATAGAAAGCTGCCCTGATTGAAGCATAGAACTTGAGTGCAGCTCCTCCGGTAGTTGTATTATGTACTACTATACCCTGTTCAGTAGAACCAGCTAAAAAATTATGATTATCTGGGATGGTAATATCGTATTTTTTACGCTTATAGGATCTTTTAAATCTTCGATTTGTTTTATCGAACTCTTTATTTATGGAAACTATCTCTACCTCTAAAGGTATATAAGTTTCTTGGTATTCCAGAGTAAAGGGTATATATTTACCCTCATAGCCAGGCAATAACTTATACTGCATTGATTCAATAACATAAGGTGATATCATTTCCATCAGTTTAATCGAACTCTGATTAGTAAACTTGATACCATGTTCGTATAATTTATTATCTAAACCACATACTTTACTAAGGTAATTAGACATCCTATTTAAATCGGTTCTTCTCGGAGATATAGATATGCCCACCGTTACATTATTATATCTATGCCCATCATCCATATACCATATTGCTAGAGTTATTGGAGATAAGGGTTTAGATAAATCCCATAGTTTTAAGGGGTCTCTTTCTTTACCTATCTTATTATATATATCCCTAAGTTCGGTATATCCTATTTTACTAATCAGCTTTGATTTTTTATTAGCTTTCCTCTTCATAGGAAAAGCTTTTCCTATCATATCGGATTTCCATATCAGATAATCCTCTTGTTTACCATTACTAAATGTAATCCTTGTAGTAGAATTATTTCTACCATTATACAAAGAACAGTCAAAAGGTATAGTACCCCAAAGAAAATCCCTTAATGTACCATTTATTACTCTCCTCTGTTTAGAGATTAATTTATCATGTATATCTATGTCTTCGGCCTTTTTCCAACCATGATTAGTTAAACAATGATGAGTATATGTACAAGTAAACCCATTAAACCCATTTATAGTTTCTGGGCCTTTAGTCTTAAATTGAATCCACTTTTTAGTTTCTGGTTTTACTACCCAATCAATTATTGGCTTTGGTTCAAATATATGTTTTTCTTCATTATAACTCCATACCTCTTTGGATATTTTGTTCTTAATAATTTCCCCTATTTTCATAGAAGTACCGTCTACGAAAGGTATCATAGTATCATAATGAAGACAGGTATTATCTTTTCCAAATCCGACATTCAAAGCAGTTCTTAATTGGTTAATATATATCTGAGATACTCCCAGTTTGTAGAATAATTCACTTCTGATACGAAAGTATTTATAAAGAGCCTTTGCTCTACCTCCCATCTCTGCCTTACCATCAACCATTTTAGCATCTATATTATCCGTACAGTCAGTAGCTGCAATGGAATCGATTACTAAGAGTATCGGTTCATTGTGAGTTAATTGAGAACGTAAATAAATTGCTAAGTCTGCTACTACGTCTGCAATATATTCAATACGGGTATCATTAACAATAGTTACTCTTGCAGGGTCTACTCCATTGATTTCAGCCCATGAATTCATCCAGGATTGTTCAGCATCTACCCATATCACATGACCTCCAAGTTGTTGAGTAGCATAAGCAAAGTTATAAGCCACTAAAGATTTACCAGAGGATTCCTCTCCAGCAATCTCAACGATTTTACCATAAGGAATACCCTTACCGAATAAGTAGTTCAAAGCAAAGAAAGTAGATGGTATATATAAATCGGTATCAGTTACTTCTGAAGCTAATTTAATCATACTCCCATATTTCTTTGCCATCTCATTTGCTGTTGGTACCTTTAAACCAACTTTAGATTTCTTTGCCATAATGTAATGTCTTTAAACTAAAGAAGGTGATAACAGAACGAATCTAATTACCACCTTCGAATGAAACCATATTACTAACCCTTAAATATCCGATTTGTATTTTCTTTTCTTTTTCTTGGGTTCATCATCTTCCATGTAATGGTCTTTGTGAACTCCCTTTTTCTTTTTCTTCTTTGGATTATCGTCCTCATCATCACCGTGGTCTTCATTTAGATACTGTGAAAGTAAATCTTCCAACTTATCATAGGATTTGATTTGAGAACGAACTATCCCCTCAAGGTCAATTGTACCTTGATATTTCTTGTCCAACTTAGTTGGTTTGCAAGCACGAGCAGAATAAGTGGTGTCTAGTTTACCAGACCCTGAACGTATTATCTTAATATCATAACCAGTTTTTGGGTCGGTCATATCACCTGCCTCATCTTCATCAAGGTATAGGTCAATGATATCCTGGTATACTGAGCGAGGAACTAAAACTCCCTTATCTTTGCCTTCATAATCTACCTTACTACCCTTTTCATCTGAATAGATTATACCACCAATAACATATCTTCTTCTTGGTACCAGGTTCTTGGCAAGTTCCTTGTCATCTTCATCCTTAGAGTTTTTCAATTCTTGATACTTCTCCATAAATGGGCAAGGTTCATCAAAAGTAGCCGGAGATATAACTCCTCCCAAATTGCCTCCCAGGTAGAATTGAATAATTTCGATACCCAATTCTTGGTCATCACCAGGAGACTTAATTCTCATTCTCAGAGTTCCTTCTTTTGGATATACTAACCCACTACCATTTCCCTTAGATTCTAGCTGTTTCTTTCTAGCTAGCATCTTTTCTTTTGTAGAAAGTCCTTCTGATGAAACTTTCTTTTTCTTCTTGTCTTTTATCATAATGATTAGTTTTAATTATTCGGTTCTGAGTAAACTACTTCGTTCATACTCAATACGGTAAGAACGTTTTTCTCTAAAAGTTGTTTGAGAGCAGGAGATAGTTTGTCCGTTTCGAATTCAAGTTCTTTACCTGCATACAAACCATAGGTAACTATTCTACCTACAGCAACCAATTCTCGGTAGGTTTTGTATTCTTCAGTAATTTCTCCACTCTTTACTACAACCCCTTTACGAGGAACTCCCTCTTTTACTTGCTCGGGAATGATAAGACCTGACTTGGTTTGGTTTACTTCCTTAGGTGATAAAATAAGTACCCGATTTTCTGTAGGGCATCCAGGTAATTCTTGATTAAATTTCTCAGCCACAAGAGGTGAGATAAATGTCATTGAATAATTCATATTCTAATACTGTTTTTAAAAGTTAGTAATTATTTATAGTTCAATGGGTTAACCCTTTCTTAGATTCGCATTAATAGTTCTTAATATATTCTCCCGACTCTCATAAGCTTTACATATAGCTATGAACTTATTTGCTTTTTCTACAGCTTTTAAGTATCTCTCATAAATGGAAGAATACTTCTTGTTAAGATTTGCCTTATGAGAAACATATTCGTTATTCCACCTTTCATTGGCATCCTTATAATATACCCAAGCATTGGAATAGGCTTCATCCTTTTCCCTTGCTAGTAAATCTCTTTCCTTTATATACTTATCTCTAAGAGAACAAAGAATATAATAACTAGAAGGAGATTCTCGTAGCTGAGAATTAATGATATTCTCATTGATAGACAATTCTTTTTGAATATCAATTTCTAGGGTCCTACCCTCAAATTTAACCTTTAGTTTTTTTAGCTCCGTCTTCATAAACTTCTAATAGGTTTTTAAAGTCTTCCTTACTAAATTCGCCTTTACTTATAGCATTAGATACTTGAGCAAAAGCCATTTGATAAGCTAAACTCATACCAGGCAATCTAAGAAGAGATTTATAGGGACTAATCTTATCTACTAAAGCTCTTAATCGTAAGTCGCATAAGTTATCAGTTCCCCCTCTATCTAATAATACTAAGAAAGCTGCCCAATAAATATGAGTAGCATCTTCATAAGCAAGTTTCCCATCCTCATCAGTGGCCATTACTTTAAAAGCCATATCCTCTAATGTAGTAAGGTTAGTCTGTAATTGATGTAATTGGGTCTTTACTCTATTGAATAACATCTTTTCTTGTCCACTTACCTTTAAATTCGTAGCATCCAGGTATTTAAACAGATTCTCAATAGAATAACCCAAACATCCTGCAATCATATAGGTAAGGGCAGTTAATTTACTCGCATTTTGATATTCCTCATTTGTTGCCATGGTTTCATAAATTTATTTTATTTATATGGACATAGTATCCTCTTTCTTCACTTCTGTAGGTGATTTTGGATTTTCTTTATGATTTATCTTAAATTTACAGCTTGGGCATTCTACTATTCGTATAATCTCATAATCCGTAGGAGATTCTAAAAATTCACTACGTATTTCACAAGCATCGTATTCAAATTCGCAATCACATACTGGGCATTTAGCTCGCCATATCGTGGGTCCGTTCAAAATCTTTTTCATTTTCTTAGTTTTATGTTATTATACCGTAATATTTTATACAATACACCAACTGAGATACCAAATTCTTCTAGTATATCCTTTCTTGGTATACCTTCTATGTACCTAGAAATTAATAATTCTACATTTACCTTACGTTCTCGTTCTTTGCCAACAAAATAGAACCTTTTATCTTCTATACATTGACCCATGTTCATCTTAGCAGTTCCCCAATATAGATTACTTACTCTATTATTTTCAGGGTCATTATCTTTATGGCATACTTGAGGATAATGGTTTGGGTTAGGTATATAAGTGGAAGCCACTAACCTATGTCTATAGAAATTCTTCCGTTTACCATCATCTCCTACTAAAGAGTTAGATAAATAACCATTATCTTTCATAGCAGGTTTTACCAATCTCCAATTACCAGTAAATTTCGAATATAACTTCCCAGTACGGGATATGTAGTAATTACTAAATCCTGGTATATTACCCTTTTCTCGATTCTTCATATTCTCGTTGATATTTATGGATTTCCTTTTTATATAGTTCCATAAATACCTCGGGGGAAGCTGCACTAAAATTACCAATCTTATGGGTTTTAAACTTATGATATTCTTCCATGTACTCTTCTACTGAAAAGTCTGGTTTTAACATTCTAGTATAATCATAGCCTGGCATAAACGGTAATTCTTCTGCCATAGACCTACCTATTGTAAAATCCATTGATAGAGTTACATCATCAACTTGGAAACCAAAGTATTTCTTAGTACTTGGGTTACGTAGTATATTCCAAATTGTATATACTGTCCATGTATTTATATCCTTAGGTTTAGAATACATATATACAGCATCATGAACTGTACAAGCTTCTTTCATCATGGGTAATTTACCTTGTCTCATTAACCAATAAACAAGGATAGCTCCAAAATTAGTCATATTTGCTGCAGCACCTTGACATGGGAAATTAAGTCCCAAACGGATGGCATAAGCAACTTCTTGTTTATCATTTGAGTATATTTGTGGTAATCTTCTCTTAGTACCAAATAACTGAGTGTAATATCCATGCTTACGAAGGAATTTCTCTTGCTTCTCTTTGAACTTAAGTATCTTTGGATGTTTCTCAAAGAACTCTGCCATTTCTTTATGGGCTTCTTCTTTAGTAACTATAATACCAGCTTTTGGGTCGGATAGTTTTACTGCAAGTAAAGCTTCCCCAATACCATAAATCAAACCGAATGCAATTTGCTTAGCTTGTTTTCTTCTAGTCTTCCATAGTTTATGGTCTGGATGATTTTCATCTTCATATATCCTAGATGCTTCTTCAATTGATACCCCATATTTTGCTGCTGCTATACCCAAGTGAGGGTCAGCCCCCTTTGCAAAAGCATCAAGATAAGTTTCATCACCTGATAAGTGTGCCATCATTCTTAATTCTGCTTGGGAGTAGTCGAATGCCATATATAAATACCCGGGAGGAGCAACTAATTGTTTCTTGATATTGGGGTCTACAGATGTCTTTGGTATCTGCTGCATATTTGGGTCTGCAGAACTAAACCGATTAGAGTCTGTACCATGTATATTATACCTACCGTGTAATCTAGAATCATCTTGTACCTTTTCCCACCATCCATAAATATAGGTCTTATACATTTTCTCTAACCCTCGTAATTCAAGAAGCTTATCAAGGAATATTGCCTTTGGTGAATCTTGCTTTTTAATTGTTAGCCTAAGATTAGTAAGAGTTTCTTCATCAGTACTTGGTTTACCAGATTCATTATCCTTAATTACATCGAAATGAAAACCATCTTCTGAATACATCAATGCAGGTAAATCAACGGAACTACCCAAATTAATAGGTCTTATTAGTTCTTGTTCTTTTTTAGTTGTGAATATACCTGCTTTGATATTCGAGATTTTCTGTTCCCTTGATGCAATCTTCCGTTTATCTTTTGGGTCATTATAATCTAACTCTTCAAGTTCTGATTCGATAGATTGAATATACTTATCAATCTTTTCTTGGTTATACTTCTTTTCGAATTTCTTTACTCTTGGCAAAGCATATATTGCGTCTCTAGCAGCATCTATTTTTGGCTTATATTCTTCTAAAAGTTTTTTATTGAACTCAGTATCTAGATATAAACCTTCTTTCTCTACCGAAGTAAGTACTCGTGAATTACACATAAATAAATTACGGAATACCGAATACATACCCAAGTCAACCAACTTCTTTTCAAAAAATATCATTAACCTAAGAGTATAATCCGTATCTTGACAACCGTAATGACAGAGTGGATCCAATTCCTTTTTATCCCATGGTATCTTATCAAAGGCATCTTGCTTTTCATAATTACCATACTCTGGTAAATATCTTCTTACCATTGACTTTAAGTCATGAGGTTTTTCCTCGTTGAGAACATATTTAGCAAGCATCCCATCTAAACATGTACCTCTGTAGAATATCTGATACTTCTGATTTATCTGATCATCAAATTTCCAGTTCCATGCAACCTTAGTTATCTCATAATTCTCGATTACCTCTTCCCCAAATTTCCTTAACATCTTCTTCCAGTTCCACCCAGGTGAAGTATATTCTTTTGTTTGGAAATGGTCTAAGGGAATAGAAGCACCAAATCCTGGCATCCAAGATACTGAAAGTATGGTTGGCTTAAAACTTTTGTTGTATATTGGTTCTGCATTTGTTTCATAGTCACAGCAAGCATAACCAGTAGCTTTACAACAAGCAATAAGTTTTTTAAGCTCTTTCTTGTTTTTTATTATTGTATACCGTGTCTCCATATTTTAAAATAGAAAAAGGGACATACCTACCAGTAGTAGATACATCCCTCATTATTAATACTTCTCTTGTAAATCTTCCAGATTGGATGATAATGCTAACCAATCCTTCTTATAAGCATGAAGAGAATCAATAGTATGATACAGATAACCGGGTTTAACCCCAACCTCTTTAGCTACGTATTCCATAAGTTTCCATGCAAGGTATATATCATTACCAAAGTGAGTAATAAAATCCGAACTTCTTTGGTGATAGCAAATATGTAATACCTTCTCCCCCTTACCATTCTGACGAATAAGAAAATCATAATACATAGAGCAAGGAATACGTTGTCTACCACCATAGTATAAGGTATCATCATGATCAAATATTGGTATAATTGCTTTTCTTGTATCTGGGTCTCTCTTTAAAAGACGAACTAAATCTTTTATTAATACTTCACCCATTCTCTCATTGTATGTGTAATCGAACATACCCTTTTCATCAAGGAATTGTTCCCATAAATCTTTTCTTAATTTCCAAGCTTCTCCTGGATTTATATCATTAGGGGATATTCTTTCTTGGAACTCTGCATCTGCCCATTCTCTTGAATGAGAGAATACGAATAACCATACCGGGTCTCCCAATGAAGTTAAGCAATATTGTTGGCAAATGAGTTCTTTAGTAATAAAATTCTCATTACCTTCAATGACTTTATTTTGATAGGTCTTTGGTTTTACAAGTTGACCATAACTGTTGAGTTCTCTACCCATTTCGGACATTAACTCAAAACTGTTAGAATATATCCTCATATTATATAAATATTTAACTGTATGACATTGTAGAATTAACCCAGGTCATATGCCAGTAGCGAAATACAAAATTATCAAAATCCTCTACCTCTTTCATTAACAAGGGTATATCTGGTTCTGCACCGTTCTTTTTAATCTCTAAAACTTGGTAATAAAATTTGTTTACTAATCCTATCCGCTTCTGATTTAAAAATTCCCTAGCTTCCATTGTTGTTCTTTTGTTTTAAAAGTTTCTTCTTATAGGCTTTACGTTGAGAGTAAGAAATTACATTCTCGGGATATTCAATATCTTCGTATTCAAGAAGTAATTCTTTTGCTTTCATTGATTTATATGTTTCTTCATATAAATCTGGTCTGAGCACTTTAAAACTTCTAAAGAATACCTTGAATGAAGAGAATTCCTTCTCTGTACCCTTTTGGAATTTCTTCCATATCTCTTTTATTCTCTTATTCCAAGCATTCTCTTCTGCCCCCTTAAGTACCTTCTTCAATGGCTTATGGGTATGATACATCAGAAGGGTTTCTACATTCCCGTACATCTGTGTCGCAAATAGGTTGATTTGTACTGACTGGTCTGGCCCATACACATATTCTGCCATCCGTTGAATCAATAGGAAGTCGAATATCAACCGCTTGGTAATTTCCGAAGCCCTGATTACCATTGTAATAACTGGTATGTCTTCCCCAAATCTTTTCGAAAATGTTGCAGCTATCAAACATTGTTTACCATTATCATGATGATTATTAAACATATAGGTTATATTGTAATTCTGATTGTACTTATTTCTCAGTACTCTCAGTTTACTACGCAACAAGTCAAGCTTATTAAAATCTATGTAGTTATTCAATAAGCTAGTCCACTTAGTTTCTTTGTAATTGAAACATCTGCCATAATCAAATTCGGGGTCTACCCAAGCCTTTCGTATCTTTATGAATACATTATACACTACTGCTACCCCACTATTGGCAATAGCCCCCTTTGCAAATAAAGCAGGCTCTAATCTTAGGAATCCCTCATTGAGTTTTTCCCATGCTTCTTGTGAGGTAGCAAATTCTAACGAATGGAGGGACTCCTCCGGATTAAGTTGAAGTCCCTCTAATTTATGGTTCCATCCTGACATGTTAATAATTAGTTTGTTGCCTCCATCTATTGAGACGCTGTTTTTTAAAGAATAAACTGAATAACCCTTGGTCTGTGAACCCATTCAATGCAAGGAATCCCATATATAGGTAGAAAGCTTTTACCAGTGATTCCTGGAAGTCTATCTCTTTAGTCATTACTTGGGTTTGTTTCCAAGGTCTAGACTTAAGGAAATTCCTTGCCTTGTTCAATTCATATATCACTTCCCATAAGTATAACTTCTCTGCCTCATGTGATAATGCATTCATCTTATGAAAACCGGGGATGTAAGAGATGATTTGTTCCCATTTACCATCTTCATCAAAAAAATCCTCTTCACAAATAATATCGAATTTCAATAAATTCTGGTAGTCGGAATATTTTACCACTAACTCTTTAACACCCATAGCCATCACATCAAATAAGTTCTTTGCCTTATTATAGCTAAGAATATCTTCAGGAAGTATATTTGAATATACTAGAAGAGTAAAGAAAAAGCCTAAAGCATCTGCTTGTTCTTCATTTGCATTAGCAAGAGAATTCAATATCAATTGACATTCATTTTCATTGAACATCTCGATATTCCAACCATTCTTCTGACATAATTCAAATACTTCTTCGGTAGATTCAAAACCCTCGGTAAGTTCTTCAATTACCCTACCTATAAAGTCCTTGAGTATAACTTGGTTCTTTGCATTATTGATATCAAATGGATAATCAGGTAACTGCTCTATTTGCCTATATCCCTGCAATTGTTCTAACCCCAATTCATACATCTTTAATAGTACCCCATTAGTTTCTACTTTAGGTACTGGTTCACTTATATTTCTTATGTCCAAAATGTTAACTTTTATAATGTTTACCATTAAGATAATTACCAACAGTAGCATTACTAACCTTCAACCTTTTAGCTATGTACTTGTTAGTATTACCTTTTAATTTCAATCTCTCTAATCTTCGAATACTACGTACTGTTAATGAAGTATGAGGAGCAAATAGACCTCTTCTACTTACTCCATACATAGGATTATTTATACCTTTTAATTTCAACCTACCCTTATTAATGGCATCATATACATTATCTTTTTGAGTACCCCATTTAAGGTTCTCTAAACGATTATTCAAAGGGTTGTCATCTAAGTGCATTACTACTGGTAAATTATTCTGATTAGGTATATAGGCTTCTGCTACTAATCTATGTATTTTTACATTCTTAGATACCTTATTATTTCTAAGTTTAGTACGTTCGTATCCTTTATGGAAGAAAGTCTTTACGGGATGTCCCTTATTATAAAGCTTACCCTCCCGAGTAATATGATATCCTGGGAATCCTAATATATTATCTTCCACTATTTTATTTATTTTGAGATGAACCAAATCCCTTATCTCCTCTACTTCCCCACATTTGAGACTTAGTATAGAATTCTTCTTGTTGAATCTCTTCTGGCTCTGTGATGTGGATGGGAACATGTATGAACTGTACAAGCTTCTTGCCACATTCGATAACTTGAGCCTTATTAGAAGCATTATATACTCCGATATGTATCTCTCCTACATAGGGAGAATCTACTATCTCGGCAGTAAAGATTAACCCTTTCTTAGTAGCTATACCAGATTTGTTTGCTGCCATTAACATAGAGGCAGGTGGTTCAAGCAATCCCATGATACCAGAGGGGATAAGTATACGATGTCCAGGTTTTAAAGCTATATGCCTTACAAAGGCTTCACCAAAAGGAACATCTAAATCATAACCTTCGGAGTCGAATTCATTTTTAGAATGAATATGCTCTGGGTATAAATCAGTTGGTACATAAAAATCTAACCCAGCATCATTGGGGTTTGCTCTGTTTGGAGATACTACCTCCCTTACTTTGATAAATCTAAATCTGTTCATAATATATTACATTTACGTAAAAGTTGTCCAAAGGTTAATTTCTCGGGTCTAGAAACATGTACTCCCAATGAATTACACATTCTGATTACATCGGTAGAACCTTCCATACAAAGGTTAGCAAGTACATCTTCTTGCTTTACAAAATAGTTTGGGTTGTTAAGGTATACCTTGAACATAGCCCATATCATCTCTATTGGTTTCATTATTTAGTACACTCTTTATAAAGTTCTCTAATACGTTTTCTGGGTACTTCGAATTTCTCAACAGTTTTGGTAATAACTTCTTTTTTGTCTTTCCCTTTCCGAATCAAGCCTCGGATGTATTTCTTGATACCAACCGTATCTTCTAATACATCCAAATCCTTGTATTGATTCTTCTGTTCTAGCTCTTTCCTTGTGATGTTCAAGTTCTGTGACATCTTGAATGCACATAGCTCTGAGTCTCCGCATAGCTTACACTCTTTAGTTGATAGGTCATACCCAATACCGAAGCAAGGGTCTCCATTAGTTCCCAGAGTACTAACATCTATGGGAGTAAGGATATCTTGCTTCGATAAGTCAGGAAGTTGTTTCTTTTTCTTAGCCATTATATATCTTTTTTTACGTTTATAAAATGTATATTTCACTGTTATCTTCTATGGGAACATAGGAATAACCGATGTTATTTATAAATAGTTCCCTGAGTTTATATAATTCTTGGTATGAATTTCTATCAGGGCTCTCTTGACATACTTTGACTACCATACCATTACTCCAGTACAAACAAAAGAAATGAGTAAAACATTCGGGGGTATTTTGAGAAGTTTCCAAGTTTGATATCCATATCAAATCTCTACAGTTGAATACATGTTTAGGATTATGTACCTCTCCCACAACAAGAGACTTAAACCATTCTTTAATCTTCCTCATCATAAGTATAATTAATGTGTTTACAATTAGGACAGACCCATTCTTTGAAATGCCATCCTTTGATTTCTAAATCCTCTTTATGAAAACGTTTCTTACATGAATGGCATTGATAGCCATCCTTAGAAAATATGAAGTCTAAAGCGAGTATTATTATCATAATAACAACCGCGCTGATTAAAATATATTTCTCCATCACTGAAAGCCTTTGATTTTCTTTTTAGTGTTATTGGGTTTTCCTTAAGAGTACCCAGCAATAAATACCGGATGCAGAGATTTGGATTATCTTCCAACCATCTGATAATAGAGTAGTTAGTTTATTATCATCCTCATCTCTGATACATATTAGTTTATCATTATTCATAATGCCTATATGCTTATTAATTGTAATCTTCTTTTCCTCCTACGGAGAAAAAGTAAATACTCATAGTACTTCTAGTTAACTCTTAATAAGGCTATGGTTAGGATGTTTCTTCCATAGCTTATCTAACAATATTACTTTCAATTCTTGTCTCTGATAATATTGCTTCCTATGCTTACCATGCCTATCTAAATAATTCCCAGGATAATGAAGGTCATCAAGGTACACTTTCTTTTTCAATTTATCGGTTCTTACCAAACGACCAAGAAACTGAATAGATTTTTCCTGACTATCCATGCTTGCTGCATTAAGTAAATACCTAAGCTTAGGAAAGTTTTTACCTCGAGCAATGATTGTAGTTGATACCAGGATATCTATTTTGCCTTCCCTAAAATCCTTCATTATTTGTTGTCTTAACTTAGAGGGAGTATTAACATGCACGTAGGCAATATTATAGGCATCGCCCAGTTTCTTTTTAAAGAACTTATATAGATTTTCACAATGTGCAATATGCTTGCATACTACAAGAGCAGGATATCTACCTTGATTAATATTCCATCGTAATCGATTATAAGCCATGGTCCACGCGGTATTATTTTCGGTAATAGAATCATCATATATCTCCTTATAGGAAATACAATCAGATTCCCAATTACCATACCAGGGTTTACCGGGTACCATCTTTACAACGGTTTTTGTTGAGTAACCCTTTTTGATAGAATCCTTGAGTTTGAACTCAGCAAGTACTTTACCAAAGAAACATTCTAAGTTCATATTCTTAACCCTATCCTTAGCAAGTTTACTCATATAAATGGTACCGGATAATCCTATACGAATTCTGGTATTAAATAACCGAGTGATTACATTCTGATATTGCTTACTACCTCCTTGGTCAGCCTCATCTATAAGTACCATATCTATTTGAGATAATTCCTTTTGATAGAATCTCATATTTCTCGAAATAGATTGAACCATACCTATAGTAAAGTTACTCCAGTTTAAAACCTTGCCTTGAACAAAAGTGATATCTTCTCCGGGAAGATATTGCTTAAATTCTTCTCTAGCTTGATTTAACCAATCCGAATCATTAGTTATTAGCAAAGTCTTTAACTGCTTCTTATAGGATAAATATAAAGACGACATGATAAGTGTTTTACCTGCATTAACAGTGTAATCTAATACGCCAATATGAAAAGGTGTATTCCCTATCTTATTATTGATAACTGCCTTAACAGCTTTCTCTTGCTCTGGTCTTAATTTATATTTGCCTATATTCGTAACTACTTTACTGACTTTAGGTAAAGGTTGTCTCATATCTACAACTTTAGGTTTAATCCCCATCTCAATACACATATCGTATACTTTGGGAAGTAAACCTATTTTAAATTGCCCAGTCTTGGTGATGTAATGAATCTTACCGTCCCAATTCTGCATACCTCTTTGCCTTGTACGTAAGTAGAAAGCATTCGGATGTCGAATGGCAAACTCATTATAAAGTTTCTGTGCGAACTTAAGAGGTAAGTCAAGTTCACACATATTTCCATTCTGAATAATTATCTTACTCATTTGATAATTACAGTTACACCTTTAGTAGCTTTATCCATACCCATTGCTTCCTTGAGAAGTTTCATATGATGCTCCTCATCCGCAATCAATTTCTCAAGGAAATAATTCACGTCATTATAATCAGAACGTTCCTCGTATTGAGCAATTGCTCTTTGGATTTTCTTGTAGTGACCAATAGTTTCTATCTCAGAATTCAAAGCAATCTTTAAAGCTTGTTCCCAAGTAGAACCAATCTCAATTGTAGGATTAATATTCATGGTAGAGTAATCCTCGTATGGGTCTGCCCTTTGTAAGAAATCAGATATCTTGTCAAGATGCCTCATCTCTACCAAACCAATACCCAACATCAATTCTGATACCTCCTCGAATCTAGAAGACTGTTGGGTATACATAATAATTGCACTTAGTTCTGAAAATTTGGCATTCTTCCAAATCACATAGAACATATTAATTATCTCATCAGGCCAAGGGTCGATATCCTTAAAATCTGGATAAGTTACCGATTGGTCTGAATACTTGAGGACATCAATAAAAGCATTAGCTGCATCCTCCACTCTGTTTCCGAAAAATTGTAAACCTTTCATATCATTTTCTTATTTTATCCCAAAGGGAACCTTCAACTTCGGGTTCCTCTTCCAGGGATTTTTTGTTCTTATACTTATATAAATACTTATTGTATCTTTCAATTGCTTTATCCGTATACATCTGTGCAATATCCGGTAACCCATTGCACCATGCAAGAGATTCAAACTGAGCATCGATGAAGGTCTTATAATCCCAGCCCTCTTCTTTTAAGAATTCACCTACCTTTGCAAAGTGTACATACTTCTCTGGTTGATTTTCATAAGATTCATATATACCAGTTGCCTTAGCAATCTTACCTATGAAATAATCATGTATCTCTTTAGTAAGCTTTGAATCTGAATATTGCAATTCTATCTCGGCATCTACTTGATTAGTAATGTTATCCTGCATAGATATTAACCTTTGCATAACATTCCTATAATCAGTCATCCTTTTTAGTCCAGTCTCTATATACTTGATAAAACCTTCCCTGGTATCAAGTTTAAAATCCTCACAAAAGGTATTACATATCTCTGCAAGCTTTTTACAATTTGCCCATTCTCGAGAATTACTTTCATTTATTTTACGAACTCCCCTATGCTTTAACTTTATACGAGTTGCATATAAAATATCAGCAACAAGGGCAGCATCCCCCTTAGATGCTAGTAAAATGTTATTAACTCGCTTAGTATTCTTATTATTAGAAACTAAGACTGCTCTATGATTTATTGCCTCCTTTCGAGCAATAACAAAAAAAGCCTCAACTGGGAAGTTATCTACCTCTAAGGTATTTAATATTTCCTCAAATTGAGACTTAGTTATATGGATAGATGGTTCACGCATAAATATATTATTTTATAATATAATAGGAACTCCCTATTTCAATGAGTTTCTGATTGATATCAATTCTTGATAACTTTGGTACCTGGTAGCATATACTAGCTTAAGTGTCTGACTTCTCCCTAAATCATTTACGTCTTTTGCGTCTGGTAAAAACACCACCTTGACTTTTTTATATGCAACAAGCTTGAGAGCCAAGTTGATGGCATATTCTTTTGCGTCTGGGTCCAACAATATAATAAATCTTTCGCATTGGGATTTAAGTAACTCATTGACTTGGAATGCAGATATAGCTTTGCCCATTGTGGCAATTGCTCTATCCCCAATTGTGAGAGCATTAAGTGCCCCTTCGCAAATGAATACCGACCGATACATCTCCAACGCATCATGATTAAAGATGATAAATTGTTTTCCCAAACCGGTGATGTCTTTGTCTGGGTTATTATATCTGGGCCCTTTGCCGATAACATTTCGAGCATTGTAATACCTAAGTTGTCCTCGATAATAAAACGGGATGATAAGGTACCCATATGTCGTACCCATTGTTCCATAGCCGATACCGTATCTTGAAAACTTCTCGAGGCTAAAGCCGCGTTTCTTGATATATCCACGAATGCTTTTTGCAAGTTGGCTGTCTCCGAGCGAAATATTTCTAAATCCATCTGGGAGATATACGGGCTTACTTTCGGCAAGTTCGATTTTCTCTTCCTTAAACTGTAGTTCATCAAATTGTCCATTGTTCAAAAAGTTAATTAGTTCATGGTACTCAGTAAATCCTTCTATATCCATTATTAGTTGAGCAGGAGAAGGATGGGCATTACATCTAAAACAATTGGTTCTATACATGGAAAGATTAACTCCCAACTTCTGCTCTCTCCCACAATATGGGCAAGTTGGTATACGCATCCAGCCATGTCGATATTCAAAAGCTCCAAGTCTTTTAATGAAATAAGTTTTGAGCTTAGACTTAAACTGATTTGTTATTTTCATAAACTTCTATTTAAGTAGTGACTAATACTAGCTTTACTTAGCTTATACTTTTCTCCCAATTCTTTATTGGAGTAACCCTTGGCTTTATCCCTAATTAACTCTCGTACCCTATCATGTCCTAATCTATATCTCTTTTTAGTTTCTTTAACGTATCTATGAATATGGGTTATATTGTATTTCTGTTTTAGTTCCTTTATAGTAACACCATTTAAATAATCTTTATTAAGATTAAGTATAGCCTTTCTAGATATGGGTACTTTACCTTGAGGTCTAAATCTATTATCCCTGATACACTGTTGTATATTTTCTTTCTGTGTACCCCAATAAAGATTAGTATGTATATTATTGCAAGGGTTATTATCTTTATGACATACATGAGGTTTACTCTCTGGGTTAGGTACCCAAGCTAAGGCTACTAATCTAGAAGCCTGAATCCTTTTATGTTTATTACTATCTCTTAATATATGATATATCCTACCCCGATTGAGGGTACCTTTTAATAACATCCATACTTTTCTTTTAGGGTAGTATCTATATAACCTACTTCTCTTAGAAATATAATAATCGGGCCACCCTACTATATTAGAGATTAACTTTCTTTTAGATATCACCTGATTTCTTCTCATACTTTTCTTTATTTGCAGAGGGATTATCTTTAGAACTCTTCATCATAGAATCTAATACTCCAGAATACACTTCATTATATTCTTTTCGTTGTTCTCTAGTAAATTCGGTACACCGTTGAGTTTCTGTAGAGCATTTAAAAAGAGCTCTACCTGATGGTAGACCATCCCTTTGAACCACTATCTCGGCCCTTAATATATCATCCCTTTCTTCTTGTTCTGTAGCATTTAACCCCATAATTACTTGAGCATTTCTTACTATGGCTATAGAACCAGATATATCATTTTCATCATATCTGGTTTTTCTATGTTTTTTACCCTCTCTAGTAATATGATGTGCAGTCCAGATTATATTAAGTTTCATTTCTTCGGCTAAGTTACTCAAGTCTATATATACATTAGATATTCTTTCAAAATCTTCCCTATCCCCCGCTATTGATGCAAGTTTACCAGCGTAGTCAACCATAAGAACTTTAATATCGATTCCTTGATTACGAAGCTGAATTATCTTCTCTCTTATATGAGTGGTATTAGTAATCATCGCTGGTACACGCTCAACTACTAATTCAACTCCAAACCTTGCAAGTTTCCTTAAATGCTTTGCCTCAAGTTTATCATACTCACCAGAGTATAATTCCTTCTTAGTTTTATTGATACTGGATTGAATAAAACGGTCCATGATTTGTTCTTGGCCATTTTCTGTATCAATATATAATACTGACTTCTTCATTCTGAGATAACCTCTTGCAAGGTTTACCATAAAGAAGGTTTTCTTTGCCTTGGGTTTATCTAGTATCACATTAACAGAATGCTCTGGATAACCTCCTGCATTAGTTAGTTCATTCAACTGCCTAAATGGGCAAGGTATAACTGAAGGTTCTGATTGTCTTCTAAACTGTCTCTCAGTAATATCCCGAATCATATATAGGGGTTCATCTTCTTTCTTAGGTTTACTTTTCTGAAGTACCTTTTCAATCTTCCTTGAATATTCTTCGTATTGTTCGAAGTTATCCAAATCGAAAGAATCATTTAAGTTCTTCATCTCAACATAAGTAGAGAACTGATATATCTTTTCTTTTATGTAATCAGAATCCGATAGGGGTATATGATAGAGATTACTTATTAGTTTATTGATATTGGGTATATCATCCTTAGTTACCAAATCCACATAGGTTTTGGATTCTAGTAACTCTTTTAATACTTCCTTTAGAATATTCTCAGAGGGCATTCTGCCTTGCTTCTTAAAATATTTTGATATACCCTCGAAGATAAGGGAGTGTTCTATGAGAACCAGGTAATTGGATTTAATCCTTTTGAGTACTAATCCTCCTTCCTTATCTTTTAAAACAAACCTAAGTATCTCAAACTGAAACTCAGGAGAAAAACTGAACTTGATGTTGTCTTTAAATTTCTTCATATCTATATTGCAATATTATATAAACTAATAGATTTTGATAGTACCGAGATAGTTCTAAGTATGTTGGCATCTATCTAGAAACTACTAATCCACTACCTTAAGCTCCCGAATATTTAATATTATTATTTTATATAAGAAAAAATACTTATATTTGCATAACGAATATTTAAAAACATGGGAAAAAGTAAAGGAAATAACGGCTCAGAGCTTCATCGATTAAAACCTATGCAAGAATATGATGAAGCTACATTCAACAGACTTTATAAAGTTTGTAAGCCAGTAATTAGAAACCTTACCAGACAGATTGATTATAAACGGTTTAATCTTACACCGGATATTATCCAATCTTATTTCTGGGATAAGATGTTATTTGTTTTCAACAAATACTATGGTGAATGTACTGAAGAACATCTTAAAGCAAGAATCCTTGCATCACTTAGTACATTCAAAAATAAATTGCTTCGTTCTGCATACGGAGAACAAGCAGAGTATAATCAAAACCTCTTTAAACTCGATGACTTATTCGATAATGATAAAGAATTAGAGGATGATACCGAAGAAGAGAAAGCTAAATCAGAAATGCTTGATATGATGTATACTTATATGAAGGATAAGCTTTCTCCAGATGCCTATCTTTTGTTTGAGGTATTAATTACTCCTCCCCCTTTTATCAAGGAAAGGCTTGAAAATAGTACTCGAATAACTAATATAATGATTATCGAATTTTTCGAAATGCCTAAGACTAATGAATCTATGAGATATATATCAGAACTTAGACAAGATATACAATATTGGGAAGACCGAGCTAAAGAAGAACTTAAGTATTAACACAAAAGAAAAGGGGCGTTTCCCAACGTCCCTCTCCCAATTAATTTTTACTACGCAAAACACAGATTGTAAACAAATATTTACTCTTAAACAATACACATGAGTTTTAATACTACTAAATAACTAATAACAACTTTATGATGATATCTTTTGGATATATCGTAATGTAATAGTCGGTGGCAATTTTTCAATATCCAAAGTTTCTACCGAAGTTTCTTGTAAGAAAGATTCCCCTAATAGGTTCCAGCTTACTACGATAGCACCATTTTGAATACCCTTGGTAGGAGTTCCTCTACCGAAATCTCCATTCAATCCCGTCTCCCTATTAAAGAAAGATTGAGGACGAACGTTCTCCCAGTTATTGGCATCATCTTGTTTACCTTTAGATACACCAAGAGCATGCCTATGCTTAGGAAGGTCATCACCTTTAATTGAGATTAAGAAGTTACCCTTAGTGGGTGTATAGTAATCTCCGACATTCTGTAGCATTACTTCATCTCCAATCTGAACTCCTCCAGCTTGGTAACCAATAACTATTCTACCAGCTGCCCTAGTATATTCTGCCCAGCCCTCCGGTATTACATCGGTTTCCCAAAGGATGATAGAACCTATTGGTAAGTTAGCAGTACTCAGAGATTCAGAGAATTCTTTTCTGATAGCCTCAATTTGACTATCAATGTATTGCTTGATATTTAACTTAGTACCCGATTCATCTACTACTGGAAAGCCTGAATTTATCTGTTCTACTCTTTTCACTGATTCCCTCATCATACTCTGAGCAGCAGTAGTATAAGGGATTTCTTGAAACTTACCTTGATAGGGTACGATAGCAAAGTTCTCATTTCGTTTGGTCATTGCATCAGTACCCTTACCATATACTCCGATAAGAACAACGGAAGTTTTATTATTAGAGTAATAAGGGCAAGCACTCTCTACCATCTCTAGAAGATTGCTATAGGTCATATCGTAATTAGAATATACATCATTATTAATGATATCCGGTGTACGATTCTCTTCGGCAATCGGATAATAAATATCCAGAGACTTTTTAAACAAGGTGTAGAAGCTTTCGGAGGATTCATTCCAATAAGCTACGAAGTCTACTGGATTATCTACTGGTTCAGAAATAGTAGTATGTACTGCAAAGAGTAATACTTCTTCTGTTGAACCTTGGGTACCTTGGATGTTCTCAATAGTAATCGTTTGTTCATCGGATATAAATACATACCCATCTCTTGAAATACATCCAAAGTTCACGTCTGGCAATTCTCCATCTTCTGAAGCCTTTGCCATATACCTTGCCATAATCCTATCCTTGATTACATTGGCATACTTACTTCCAGCAACTCCCTGAGGAGATACCACTAACTTGTTACCATTTATGGTAGCTGAGCCAAATCCACAGAATGGTCCTAAACCAGAAGGAGCAGCAATTGCCTCTGCTGCTTCCTTTGATTTAATAATACCTTCATACTTAAAGTACGTCTTCATTGTCCTTAGTATTTTTAAATTGATTCTTTTGTTCTGACATATCCCTAAATGCTTCACCTACATCCTTGAACTTGAGGGTTAACAATTTAAAGAGTATTCTCCATATACTGTACCGTTTCTTAATACCATGTATTTCACAGATGTGTCCATATATACTATCTACTTCGAAACAGTAGCATATTACCATAACCGTTATTGATACCACTATTGGGTTCATCCCATAGGGTTCCCCAATAGCTTTACCAAGTACAGCACCAAGTAGAACATAACAGATATAATCTACTATTTTGTTTAGAGTTCTTCTTCCAGCTCTAGATTTTCGAATTTCGATTTTCTGTAACCTACTTGCCGATAACCCAAACCATAAATCTGATAGGATTAGAATTATTGCAAGAATTATCATCCATCTCAAATCATACAAGATTTGTGTACACTCTCCCAATATACCCACAGTGAATGTCTTGAATAAAGACTGAGTTGTGGTCTCTGTTATTCTATCGATTGTTGAATTTATCATTGTTCTACTATTTGCCAAGATTGATTACTGTAAGTTGTAATGGTAAATGTTTTCTCTGAGAGGTCATCATGTTCCCATTCTAACTTTTGAGGACTAACGCTTAAGAGGTCTGCATCTACTACAGTGAACTTAGTTCTCTTTGAAGTATCTACGACAGATTCAAAGATATATTCACCAGCTTGTGCAGTTACAAATTCATAACCAGCACCACCTGCGTCATAAGTAGTTACTTTACCAACTTCCCTTATTCGACTATCGAAGTCAGGTTTATTAGAAGTACACTTGATTAAAGTAGATACTTGTTTAACATTCCCCTTTAATTCTGCATAAGTGGGAGTACAAGAAATCTCGATGATTGTAGGATAATCTTCCAGTATTACTTGACATCTTAATGAAGAACCATCATCTGCCACAAAGGTATAAGTCCCAGCCTTGGTAAGAACAATTTCCTCATCAAGGTTATAGGTTTCTCCGTTCTCATCACAGGTAGCAGTACCACTTACATTGACCTCATTTTTCATTTCCTCAAGATGGAACTTACAAGCAGACTTCTCATCCAGTAATTGGTATACTGCATAAGTATCATCTATCTGGTCTTCTGGTAATGCCCAGTTGGGTTCTTTCCAATGACTGTCTGTAGCATCCGAAGGTACTATCTTTAATTTATTCTGATATACTACTGGAGAATTATTAACTACCAAAGTAGTCTTAGCAGTAGGGTAAGCTACAGACTGGAAGGTATAAGTCCCTGCCCTATTTGCAGTATATACATAACCATTCTGAGCATTAAAGGTTTCCCCAGTTTCAATTACCCTTACTCTGTAATCATCTCCATTACCAGAAATACATCGTATCTTTACTGTAGCTTTTGCAGAGCCATTGAATAATGTGACTGTTGGTGGGCTAACCGTAATTCTATATACTGCAGTCTTACCAGATACTACTTTGAATATACCTACACCTTCATCGGTTTCCCTTTTATCCAGTGTACATTTAAACTTATAAGTACCATAACTATTAGCAGTAAACTTATCACCGTTCTTAAACAACTTAGTATCACCAATTAGCCTACAATATAGTTCACCAGTAAATGATTCTGGGTAATTCGATTCGATGGTAAGAGTGGTAGTAGCATCCTTGATACTTTGCTTATCCCCAACTCTAAATTCAGAAGGTGTACATCTTACCTTATATGTAATCTCTTCTCGAGTTACAACAAATGAAGTTTGCTTTACTGGGAACTCTACAATCTCAAAGATGTAGGTACCAGGCTCTGAAAATTCCCAAGTTGAGCCAGAGACTTTCACTATATCAGTACCGGATAATCGTACATTACAGGTTTTCACGGTACCCTTATAGGATACGTTTGCCCTTACTACTGTACTTACTTTTAGGTTAGTAGGAGTTATCTTTCCAGTAATAGGGTCACAAGTAATAGAATATACTCGATTATAAGATTCTTGATTAACCGTGATTTGAGTTACCTTAGTAGGGTCTCCCACACTTCTAAAATAATAAGTACCTGCTCTGGGTATATTAAAAATGGAACCACTTTCGTGTTTAGTGTAACCCCAATTTATATTATCACTGGATATCTGATATCTTAGGTCGGCATTTATCCAATCTGAAGTTACAGTTACCTTTACCGGTACTTCATATACCTCTGAAGTAATAAGATTGGGTTGGTCCGGATTTACTAACTCAGCTTTAATTGTATACCCATCATTTACGGTAAACCCATATTGAATATCGAAAGATACATGATAGGGTATGAATCTTTTAAAGAAAGCCTCTACGGCTTCTCTAAATTTTCTGAAAGCTGCCGAGTTCGAAGTATATCCATGACCGGTAAGTCTAAAGGTTACCGGTATACATTGAGAACAATCGAAAGTATTATCATAGGTATACTTATCGTCATAATGGTAATACTGGTCAAAGTGCGGATTACCTTTTACCCAACCATCATAACTATCAGCCTTTGCAGGGTCAGTTACTACGCAGGTTAATCCATACAACCTCATCATTATTTCGAAGAACTCAGAGGTACCTCTTATTTTAAAAAGAGATATCGAATACTTCAGGATGTTTCTTACTTGAGTACTGGTTAAAGTAAAGGGTCCCTCCTTTGGTATTATCCAAAGCTTAGATAACTCTTGGAGTTTAGCATCGGAGTAGAACCCATTAAAGTACTCTGCCCATTTCTGTGCATCTATAGTGTTCCCATAAGCAAAGGGCATTTCTCCGAGGAATTGCCAAAGGAAATTGAGATACATATCCGGAGCCTTATCTATATCAATAATATCCAGAATGTTCTCAATGTCCTTCGTAATATAATCTTCAAAATGCTCTCCACAAATTTCTAGAAACCTCTCTAAGATGCCTTTGCCATTTACCTTATAGGTATCTTGAGCTTTATACTCGAATGGCAAAAAGTCGATTAGATTTTTGAGGTTTATCATTATACAATTTCTTTTACGGTTAAAGTCAATTGTGAAGCATTTTCGAATACTGGTAAATTAAAACCGGGGTCTTCATAGTCATGATTAGGTTCTGATACCGTAATAGAATATCTGTAACCAGACTGATAATTATTGTTCTGAATATCCAAAGAGAAGTCAAAGCCATTAGCCTTATCTATTACCTGTATAGAATTACCTACAGTACCAGTAGCCATATACCCATTTGATACAGAACGTACAGTAAAAGTAGTTGATGAATTGAAGGTAATATAGTAAGTCATAGACCCTTTAGCCTTATTCAATTTAAACTGACCCAAGTTCAATTCTTTATTACCATAGATGGTAGTAGGCCAAGGTTTAATATAGAATTTAGTAAGGTGAAGGTAATCTACTGTTGATAAGTTATCTATTAAGGCATAGATATCTGATAACCTTACGCTTCCACCTATCTGAGCTTGCTCTGGAGAATAGGCATTGTATAATGCTGTAAGAATTTGAGTTTGTATCTCTGCAGTCTTATAAGACTTCTTACCGGTAACATCCATCTCTAGAATAATCTGAACCTTGCCTGCAGATTTAACCTTCAACCAAGTAGTCATAGGAGCCCTTTGGGATAATAAATTATATACCCTATTAATTAATTCAGAAGAAGCAACTGCTCCACCATCTGGGCTAATATATACGGTAAGCTTTCTACCGCATTCATAATCGGCTTTAGCTTTGTTTACCCCATCAACCAACATGGCCAAACTTTCGAAATCCTCTTTGGTAATTGCTACTCCCAAAGTCTTTACACTCAAAGGTATATGTTCTTTGAGCATTGTAAAGTTTTCATAGTTTGAACCACCTCCGGCATCGTAAGCATTACTTACGGTAGCATCAGTAATTGAAGAAGAGATTACTGAAGGTACAGAAGTAATAGTATTACTCTTTACATTACCCTGAGTACCATTGGTTAAATAGAATACTACATTGGTTATCTTTGCACCTGCAGCTGGTTTCTTACCAAAGGTACCATCTCCAAACATTATATAGGGATTGAGTGCCTCATCTACTGAAACCATAAAGTGTTTGTCTGTAGGTTTGGATTTTGCAAATGTATCTACTAATACCCAAGTTTCCCCACCTATCTGCAATGACATAGAACCTTGTTCATAATACTTACCATTGGGTAGAGTACCCAAATGAATTATAACTCTATCTCCAGTGGGTATTACCATATTATTTAAAGCACTTGCAGTATACTTCTCGTGTTGAACTATAGGTACTTTACAAGTAGTTACATTTGAATACCAAGTTACGTCTCTAGCAGATAACCAGGAATTACCACTAGAATCTGTAAACAGAGTACCTTGAGGTATAGTTAATTTAGCTCCGATAGAATTACCAGTAATACTTCTGGATAAGATTACATCTACTGTAGCAGCAATTGCTGCTCGAGCATGGTAATCTACCAAAGCCCCATGTTTAACTACCGAATCATACCTTCTTGCCGTAGATAGGAAAGTTTCCCTTGCCATGTTATCTACATAGTAGTGAAGTACTTCGGCAATTGCCGCAAACAATGAGAGGATGATAATTAAGATATTCCCCTCCGAATAATCCGTTATGAGTTTCTGACCTTGAGGGTCTTTGAGTCCCATAAGGGATTCAACCAGCTTGGCCTTAATCTGTTGATAAGACCTCTGGTATGGGTTAAGCCATTTATTTGTGATTCCCATATTATTGTGTATTTAATGAATTATCCGACCGGTCATAGGTGATATCGAGGTACTGACTAGAATTTGTTCCATTTACTACATAGGTTACTTCTATGTGTATTTTTGCATCAACTCTAGTAACTGTGATATTTTGGAAGGTTATCCTTTGTTCCCAAGCACCTATGGCTTGTTTTAAAAACTCTTTAATTATAAAACTTAGGGCTTGTGAGTTTGGTTCCTCAATACATTGCCATAGTTTACTACCAAAGTTTTCCTGTCGAAATCTCTGGCCTATCATGTAGTATAATATCGAACTTATATTATCTCTGATAAGTTTGAAATCTCCATTTACTGGGTACCAACCTCTTTCACCCTTTTCATTAGTTGTAAGTTGGATAGGATAAGTTACACCTATACCAACTAAGTCTGTAAAGTAATTCTTTTCCATTAGTGTATGCAGGTTTTATCCTCATAATCGTCTACAACGAATTGTGAGAAAGGTTTAATTACTTGAGTTAAAGTTGGACCCGAAGAACCTGGTCCAGTAGTTACACCTGAGTGTACATGAGAATTGAACATACTACGAAGTTGTTCTAGTTCTTTAATGGTTTGGTTTAATTTTTCGGTTAATTGAAAAATATTGATTACTCCACCATTTTCTCCAGTATTAAGTATCACGGAATCACCAGAAGATATGTTTATATCCCCATCAGCATTTATTACTATCTCTTTCTCCGAACGAACATTTACAGGCCCATTGAAATGTAAATTGAGCTCTCCGTTATCATCATCTATAACTATTAGATTTCCTTCAGGAGTAATTATCCCCATTTTATGGGGGCCATCCAGAGGTTGAGGTATTTGGCTCATTCCCCAACCATGGTATTCCCAGAGTGGTTTAGTTGGATCTCCAAATTCAAAAGTAACAAATACCGTATCTCCCACTTTAGGGGCTAGGAATTTGAAACCAGAACTAATTGAACCATGTTGTCCTTTAGGATATGCCCAAGCAAATACTCCCCCCATTACCTCTGGAACACATACCTTTACTCTATTCATATGTTTCTCTACATCGTCATTATCAATAACAATGCCTCGATAAACAGAGTAATACCGACCAAGACCCTCTAAGCCTTCGTCGGTTATTATCTTTGCTGTTTCGTAACTCATACCCTTATTTTTCTACATAGATTTGACTTGCAATTCGCTTATGCCTTTTAGCTATGTCTCGGTATACCCGATTAGCTATGGCCATATAATTAAACTTAACCCCATAATCTTCAGGCACTTGGATTTGTTTAACTGATATCTTACCAGGAATTAACTTACCCTTAGAGGTAACTGTATTACCTGTAGATAATACTATACCCTCTGCCAAGGCTTGAGGATTATCGGCATTTACTTCAGTATAATAAGCTTTCTTTCGAATAAACTCAGCTTGACCCTTGATATCAATTATGTCCCCCTTATCATTCAAGAAATGCTCATTGTAATATACCTTCTCATTATAAGTAAAGTTAAGATTAAGATTCTGAGAAGTACTTAGGGCTTTTTTATCTTGCCCCTTTTTAGTTTTAGCATTAGCTTTAGCATCATTAGCTACAATGTTTTGAGTAGATAAATCAGTTTTAGAAGTTACAGAGCCAGACTTGGAATTGTTCTTTACTAATTCCATATTAGTTATATACCCTTGACCAGCGTCCATAGAATGAGTACATTGTTTTATATACCAAAGCCCTGACCAACGTTTCCCTACATTATCTATTCGGATTATTTGAGAAGTTGCTAGCATAGGTCTACCTACTACCTGAAGTTGACATACTAACCTTTTCTCAGTTTGCTTTAAACCCCCATTGGCATTAGCATTAGCTGCCCAAGCATACTTATCAGCTCCACCATATCTACTGAATAGGTTATGGTAGAGTTTATAAATCGGAACTTTAAGGTTTACCCTTTTCATATGTCTTACCTTAACCCTCTTACCATATTGACCCTGACCATAACCCTTAGTAGTATCAACTTCCATATCGGATAATACTTCAGTATAGGGGTCTTTCTTTAAAGCTTCGAAACCTCTCTCTGAAGCAGGTAATACTCCAGCTTGAAAATTGATACCAGAAGCTATACCCGCTCCTGCTTGTTTAGAGGTATAACCCTCTGGGTCATAATCTAAGGGGTCTACATACTCTTCTACCATAAATTCCATACCATCTTCATCTTCGAAAAGATACATTTCGCATTCTAATAGCTTCTTAAGATTAGCTTCTAACTCTTTACCATTTTTAGAATTTTTTAGTACTTGCTTAAGGGCATTCTTCTTATCATCAGGTAACTCGTTGGCTGCTTGATTAATGGTAGCTCGTACTTCTTCGGTAGACATTTCATCGAATTTTCTTTGCTTACCTGCTTCATAAGCACCTACTGGACCCACTGCTTCATATTCTTCTACTCTCTTTTTATATTCTGCAGTTTTTTCCATGTTATACTGAAGCTGAGTGTCCCAAGCATCCATTACCTCGATTGGTGTAGTAGGATGACTTCTATAATCTTCAAACCTATTGCCAGTAATATTAGACACCATAGTATTATCTACCTGAGCCACATAGGGTCTTAAAGCTAACGGAGGTTTATCCTCTGGCTCATTTATATTAGTTGATAATACCGATAAATCTTTACTATCTGGGTCTAGAGATGGAGCCAATACTGCTTTAACTCTTTTAGTTATTTTCTGAGTAGCAAAAGATACTCTAAGTACTTCCCCATTCTCCCCTTGATATGTATAAGTACATACCGGTTCTTCATGGAATTTCCGATTATGTATGTAGATAATCCCATCTCTTGAATCTACATACCATGGCCCATTAGTGTACCCTTTCATCTTCTGTTCTAATTGAACTAAGACGTTCTTGCCCACCAATCCAAAGTCACTATCAATTAAAGCTTTTAAATCTTCTGGCATAGCTACTTCAGCTACTCCACTGTATTTGTTAGCATAGAGTACTTTACCAGTAGTAGTACGGGTATTCTCTGTGGGTACCTGTAGTGACTCGTATACTTTATTACTTATTATCTGTTGTCCCATTACTGAAATATTTCTATGATTACACCAGTGGCATTCCCACAGCCATTGTCTAAATAGGTAGATAATTTATAGCCTTCCATATCCGAATGGACATAAGCAGGTTGATATCTTAAATCTCCCGAAGAATCAATGCACTTAATAGTTACATGAGTACCTGTAGAATCAAATACGGCTTCGAATTCCCTTACCTTAATTATTTTTATGGGCCCAGATATAAATTGACCATCTGGGTATATATATCCCCACTGAAGACAAATATTTTGGTTCTCTTGAATCTCAGCAATGTCTACAGTATCGGGATTACCCGTATCGAAAGTAATAGTAGCCAAGTTTTCTTTCTCTTCATCGTATCTATAACTCCAGGTACTTATATACGCTCCAAGGGGTATACCTGTAATAGGATTCATTATAGGCATACCTCCAAAATTGAAAAGGGCCAAATATGGTTGGCCCATTCCCTTATACAATATAGGTTTCTGTTTAGCTGCCATAAGTCGGTATTCTTATTAGGGTTCCCATTTCTAATTCCTTAAAAGGATTCAGTATCTTATTAGCTTCAGCTATAATGTACCACTTACCAGAATCACCATAATACCTGAAAGCAATGTTTTGCAGAGTTTCCCCATCTTTAACGGTATGTTGAATATCGTTAGGGGATTCCGGTACTACTGGAGGTTTAGCTTCTAAGGAATAATCCCCATCGTTGTATTTCAGAGCATAGGCATTATTATATGGGCTAGCTCCCTTTAGGTATTGGTTAACATCAATCATATTTAATACCTCCTGTCTTTTTAAGTGAATCGGAATTTATAAAATCTCCATAGGATAAGTTATATGCACTTACTCTCTTGAAAATCAATTCTTGAGTTGCTGCTGCAGGCAATAACCTACCATTACCAAAAGTAGCTGGCTTTCCGGGTATCCTTATTCGATAACCGTTCTGAAAGTTCTTCAGAGTATAAGTTGCTGAGGTAAGGATATAATTGTGGTTATCGAATATACCAGAATCCCCCCACTCAATCTTAACAATCGGGGGAGCAGCCTGGTAGCCATTAGATTTAGACCATGCCTCTAATAACCTACATTTATTGATTACCTCTTCTGGATTTTCTGGGTCATTACAGTACCAAGACACATTGAATTGAATAATGTCTTCAGCTCCAGTAAAGTGATACATTGGTACATTGCGACCCATTGATTTAATGGTGGCCCATGTGGTTTCTCCTCTAAAATCTATTTCTGGAGGTCTATTCTGTAAGGTAATGTATTGAGTGGGGTTAACAGTCATGTTATATATCCTTACTTCATTCTGATATATAACATCTGCTTTAGCCTCGAAGTTTCTGTAATTAGTAGTATTCTTATTTCCCTTTGCTGGGTCTACTCCTTCACCTTCTTCTAACCTTGGGAATTGTAATTCCATTCTCCATTTAGCCTGGAGTTGTTTATTTAGAATAGGGTTCTTAGACGATATTTGAGCTTCTCCGATTACTCCATTGGGAGTATAGAGTTTACCCTTTTGAGCATCATCTTTGGGAAGAGTAGAAAGAGTTCGATTGAGTAATATCCGAGCTCTCCATAGTTTATTTAATGGACCCGTAAGAACACCTGCTGTATCTCTTGTAAGGTCATTGTACTTTTCAACAACCTTACCTGCTGCTTTATTTAATACTCTAGCCATAGTGTTTTAGTTTTATATTCCCATTACAAATGCAGCTCCAGTAAAATCTTGTTGAGAACCTGGAGCATAATCTCCAACTGCTTGACCATCTACTGAGATATTGATACGAGAATCTCTCATACCTTCTTTAATAGCTAACCTAACAGCATTAATAAATCTCTCTTCATTCTGGGCTCTAATGGTAGTTGGGTCTTCTTTCTCTTTATTCTGAGCTTCAGTATTCCTATCTACTGAATTACTAAGGTAACTAATACCCTCAATTAATAAAGGAAGACCTACAGTAATTGCTAATCCCCAGGGTCCACCGAGTAATCCCATAAGTCTACCACCTATAGATGTTAAACCTTTTATAGCACCTTGCCTAGCCACTTGACTACCAACTTGGGCACCTGCTCCAGCTAAAGCCCCTCCAGCTAAATTACCCGCCATAGTAGTTGCTAATGGTACTCCAGGATTTGGTGTCTTAACATATCTTCCGGTTTTAGTGTTATAAAATCTACCAGCAGAATTCATACCAATACCGCTTGACATCATTTGGAGTTGAACCATGGTTCTCATAAGGTTAACCATCCTTACCATGTGTGCTTCCATAATGGCAAACTGAGTATTAGTTTTTATTGCTGCAGCAGACATACCTTCAGTAGAAGCAGTAGCAATAGTTTGTAAATACCCAACAGACCTAATAATACCTCTTACAGTATTAAACCCTGCAACTATAGTACCCACTACTACTGCAGTAGCTCCTATCCTAAGACCAAAACCTCCAACCCAAGTTTCTGAGATAGAATTAATTACATTGATTATAGAGTTACCCACATTTAGTACTGGGGTAAAGATTCTACCCAAAGCCGCACCTGCCGTAACGGTTAAGTTCTCTATACTTGATTCGAATTGGTCGATTACACCTGCATCGGTTTTAAGACGTTCTTCATTGAGTCGATTTACTGCTCCCATGTTTTGGTCATAGGTAGCAAGTATCTTACCCATCTTATCTCTACCAGAAGCAATATCTCGAAGTACTGGAAGCATACCACGATTACCACGAACACCAAAGATATTGAAGAAGGTTGGTGTTTCTATCCGTGAAGGTAAATCTACTGCGGCCTTAGCAAACTTCTGATAGATAGTGTAAAGGTCTATAAGGTTACCTTGAGCATCGAAGAATTCATCTGGACTTAAGCCCAGGTCTGCTAAAGCGTTATAGCCTCTCTTTTTTTGATTAACAAGAGAGAGTTGTAAGTAACGAATCATATTAGCCAGAGAGGTACCTGCCATAGAACCCTGTATACCCATATCTCCCAATACACCAATAGCAGCAGCCGTTTGCCGAAGGTCTACTCCAGCAGTTGCCATATCTGCTCCTGCATAAGATATGGACTGGGCTAAGTCTGTCAAAGATATATTTGCATTAGTAACTGCAGTATATAAGTCATCGGTTACTCTAGCGGCTTCTCCCATTGGGATTTGGTACATTGACATGATATTAGTAATCAAGTCAGCTACACCACCTTTCTGTCCCACTGGCATTGTAAAGATTGAAGCCAGCTTAGATGCTGGCCCAATCATTTCTTTAATAGCATCGAATTTATTACCTGCCATAGCCAGGTATCTTTGTCCTGATGCAACATCCGAAGCAGTAAGAGGAGTTATCTCATTGACATCTTTTGCCAATTGTAACATTTCTCTTTGTTCTGCAATGGTAGCACCAGCAATTTTCGAAGCAGTCCAAACTTCATTCTGAACACCCGCAGAGTATTTATAGGCCCTTGCCATTCCCCCTACGAGCTGCATTCCGAAGTCCATTGTATTGGAAGCTGACATCTGTATACCTCTATTCCAGGTATTCATATCATTCATCATTGTTCTGAATGACCCAGATATCTTGCCAGCCTCTTGAGAGAATCGGTCTTTTAAAACCATGGCAACACCGACCTCTACTATACTCCTACTGGTATTCATAATTTATTTTCTTTTCTTTAGTTGTTTATAATATTGTTCGGCCATTTCCTTAAATATTTTCCTGATTCTATACGGAAGACGTAAAAAGCCGAAATAGTCTAAGGCTATCTCGGCTCTGGTGATATAAACAAAATCACTCTCTAACATTACTCTTCCGTCAGGTAGAAAAAATTGGGTGCCCAAACTATAGGATAAGTTCTTTCTTCTCCAGTTAAGGGATTAGTAATATGGGACTCTCCCTTAAAGATAGGGTCAATAGAGATTATATACTTTCTCATCTCAGCCATATCTTTTGCTGTAAATGGAGTAAAGTTTTCTACCTTCTCCCAATTACCGTCTACTTCTAAGTAAAGATCCCGACAAAGTAAGGGGGCATTCTTAGTTTGTTTATCCAAGGGTAACTTCATGAACTCTTGTTCTCCCTTACCAGTCATACAATCAAATTTGATTTTCTTGCCCGATGAAAGAAGATATTCATGACCGGTTAATTGAATACCCTTTGGATAATAAGGGATGGCATCTGGTTTTTCATCAAATACCCTATTATCAGTGGGTACTTCTGAATAATCGAAAAGGAACTCATGAAGGTCTTGGCCATAAGTAACTTTACCACCGTTCTCTTTACCCCAGTCATATTCAAATTCTACTTCCTCTCCCAATGAGAATATACGAGAATTGAAAATAATTGCATAGCGGTCATTGACTGGTAGATTGAGAGCATCATCAACGGTTAGCTTACCGTTAGGAGTGGCATTAGTTCTAATTACGATTGCTGCAATGAACTTGGTAAGGTTCATTAAAGTTTTCATGTCTGAAAGGTTACTGAGAATGTCTTCATCAGCTCCATTCTGTTCTCTAATTTCATATTCGAAACCAGAGGGTCCGGTAAATCTAAATGTTCTAAATTCCATAATTTTGATATATTTAATGTTTACAAATGTTCATAGTACTCCGTATAACAACAAGAAAGGGGTGAGCTCCTATCACAGGAATCCCACCCCTCCACCGAATCTTAGTGAAAATAGACTAAGGAATTAGTATTTGTCTGCAGTACCCACCGAGAACTCTATGGACTCTATGGTATTCTCTGAAGCCATTCTGTCCAAGTCTAAGCCGGTAATCTTACATGGCCATACCTCTTCGAAGACGTGGGTATTAAGAACCGAAACTCCATCTTCGGCAAGTTCGTTTACAATAGCCGTTTCCCAATATTGGCTTGGTACTAAGCCACCACCAACTATATGGTCTTGGCAAGAATAGAGCCAGTCATGAAGCCAGGTATCTGAACCTGCAGTAGTCATAAGTTTCTCTACGATAAGATTACCTATAGTAACCCTACCAGCAGTTTTAACATCTCTATTGACATCCCCATGAGCCACCTGGTCAATCTCAATATCAGGCAAAGTACAACTTTGGAATAGATAAGTATTGATAGGGTGTTTGGGGAACAGGATATTCCACAAGAATTTCTTCCGTGGATTTTTTACTTTTGCTCCCATCGTTATATGTTTATAGGTTATTACTTGTTTCTACAACTGATACAGCCTTAGAAGCTGCATCAATTACAATCTCCATAGTTACCTCTTGCATAGGAACTACATCCTTATACTTAAGGATAGCACGGTACTTACCTTGACGGGCATCTGATTCGTTATTTACGGAAAGATCATCCCAAGAAGTTGCATCCTGGTCACCCATCCAAGTATATTCTGTCATGGCATCTTCGTCTACCAAAGAATCTAACGTAGGTTTAACTTCCAACCAAATTCTTTTCCAAGTACTCCAAACATTGGGCTCTTCCAGGTATTTGTTAAGTACGGGACGAAGGAACTTCTTCAAATACAAATTCAATCTTACGATTGAAAGGAATCTTTCTGAATCCTGTTTTACCTGAGAAGAGAAGCAATGCCATAGCATGGTTTGTTTACCTGCATCGGGAGTATCTTTGATTACCATCTCATTGATATAATTCTGAGCAAGTGTGTTCAGTTCATTATATCGAGAAGGAGAACCATAATTTGGGCATACTGGTCCAACGGCATCTCCAATAACTCCCCGGTTCATACCAGCAAAGGATTTCCAAGGACCGTATTGAGTAGCAGAAGCATCTCCCAAACCTGCAATGGTACCCACTACATCGGAATCCTGAAGGTTACCGTTTTCGTTGTAGTACTTAAGGCCACCACCAAAATAAGCAATGTACTTAGAGTTACCTACAGTACCGAGGCAAGTCTGTACCCAAGTAACCTGAGCTTTGTAATCTCTGGGTTGTGTACCTTGAGTATAATGGGTCAAGTGTTTTGGAACTTCGATATACAGTACCCATTCCATCAACTCTTTTGCCATATCTGCAGCAGCCTTATATACCTTGAGTACATCAGCATCAGCAGTAAGGTGTTGAGAAATATGAGAAATGAGTAACTGATAGAAATCCGTATAATCCCTTACCAAGTCCAGAGAAGCAATCCACTCATCAGCAGTGGGTGTAGTTCCAGCACTACCTACAGTACCGGTAAACATCTTCTCTGTATCAGTAGGAGCAGCCCCACCTACGGTAACCGTAACGACATTTTTGGTACCATCTACACTCTCGGTTAACCATTTGATTAGGTTCTCGAAAGATGAACCTGCTACAACTACCGGTTTGATATACTCTGAGTTCTTAGCAAAAGCACTAAGAGCAAGGTAATCTACCGAAGTATTATTGTTATCATCGGCAGTTTTATAAGTTACTACCGGACCTTGTTCAAGTACCTGGCCATTGCCTGAATAGATTCTATAATACAAGGTATTAGATTGTTTATAGAAACCTACCTGGAAGGTATCAGTACTACCGATGGGGTCTCCATAACCTTTGGTTACCAATCCCAAACTATAGGTAGTTCCACCAGAAGCAATAGTAATAATTGCAGCCGGTGTAGCAGGTTCTGGAACTGCAGAAGCAGGTACTATACCTTCCTCTTCGGATTTAGCAACTGTTTTAGCTTTACCTGCAGTTGCAGCTATTGTACCTTGAGTAGCTCCCTTACCAAGCACTCGAATAACACGAAGCTTAGAACCACCTTGCAAAGCCTTTTCGATATTTGATACAGAACCATCGGGTACAATTTCAGAACCATAGATTCTTTGGAACTGAGAGAATGTAGAGATGATTTCTGATGGGTCATCGTATGGACCTTTAGTAGTTCTAGCCAATACACAAGAAACTCCTAACATAGGAGTAGTTTGAAGAACGTTATTGTTCTTAAACTTAAAATCAACATGAGGTGAAGTTGGCATAATTCTATTGTGATTAAAGTTAATTACTTGTTTAATTTATACCCTAGAGTATTGTACCTATTCCTTAGGTATCTTCAACTCTAGCATTTCATTTTCGTTTTGTTCGAACAATCCAATGAGAGCAGTAATATCTTTGATAGGTGTAAGTGTACCTTCTTCCAAAAGCTTTTCTGGGAGAATACCATCTTTACATACGTAAGTATATACCTTCTCAAGTATACCATGTTCTACATCTGGATGGTCATAATAATTACCAATTTCAATGAATAGGTTTCCGGTTGGGTCAAGCCTGCCCTTTTCCCATTCCTCTAAGTCATTGAAGTATGGTCTCACGTATCCTCTAGCAGGTAAGCCGGTATATAAGATTGTATGTAGCAATCTCATATCTGCTTGTGTTTGAGAAACCAGATGTACATCTATGGTAATATCCTTAGTTTCATAAGGAAACTCTGAAGCTTGGTAATTACCATCCTCAAGTTTATCACCAATGATGTATTTATTCACACCAATATCTCCAGCATAATAACCTTGTAGTTCTATGGTTATTCTTGGGAGAGTCTTTGGGCCTTTTACTTGATTATTCCCTATACCAAAAAGTGGTATAAACTTCTTCATACCTTTGATTGCCTCTTGAAATCTTTTTTCGTTTTCTTGAGACAAAGGTAAGAAGTCTTCTGGGTTTAAGGTAAGACCCATTTCCAACATTGTACTAAGTAGAGAGATATAAAAAGTTCTTTCTACTATTTCTTCTGAGTTTACCATTAAAGTCCTAATTTAATATTTAATTGAACACTTTGATTGCCATTGTCATTAATATACCCATTATAAGTTACCTGAATACCTCCAAAACCACTCATTATGGTTTGTAAATGACCAACACAATTTAATTCACTAACCCATTGAGTAGCAATATTTGAAGGATAATCGGTAAGCCATACTTTAAAGGGTATTGGTTCAAAACCAATACCTCCAGGGAATTGACCCTCTATTGTCTTACTTATATCGGTTATCTTAAATTGTTTTATAAATTTAGCAACTTGAATACCGTTGATAAGGTAGTACTGATAACCCTTTACATTACTAATCTGAGCAGTACTAGTATTTTGACCAAGATTTGGGAATGGTATATTCGGGGTTGGTTCAAAGCCATACTTAGTAGTTCTAGTACCTGGAGATTGAGTTATATTTAAAACTATCTCTGGGTTAGGTTCTTGCTGTGAGATAATCTTAACCGTAGTAGTTCTTTCTAATGGGTCATAGTTACTTGGGTTGTGATCTTGATTAGTAGATTTAGTTTTGATAATAAGCTTACCTGCAGCATTAGCTTCCCCAATTTCTTGGGTTACCTCTAACCAATCGGATGAGCTTTCTAATTTCCAATCTACAGCACGGTATTCATCTTGAGGCTCATTATTTATAAACTTCTGTTGGTAACTATATACCCCTATTTCTAGAGTCTCACCCTTTTTAGTACCATCGAAAGTATGGGAAGTAGTTTCCGGAGTGATACTAAAATAAGTTTCCCAGGTCTCTACTATTTTAGGAGCAGCCTTTTGTATCAGAGTTACTTCCCTTTCTACACCCTGAACTACTACCTTGAGGACCTGCTCTTTTAAGGTCTGTTCTGTATTTACTGCTTTCGGTTTTACACGAATGGTAGCAGTACCAGTTCCTGATAGTGAAGATATTTCAAAATCTACTGCCATTATATAATCCTCCTTATTTCTTTTCTAACTTCATTACGTATTTCCTTTTGTAAGGCAGCTTTTCCACCAGCAGCCTTAAATGCAGGAGCCCAGAGAGGACGAGGTGGTAAATTACCATCTCTACTACCATACTCTAACATGATAGCTATCTGATTCAAAGTTTTTCTTGAAGTCTTACCAGTATAAGTAATCTTCTTGATTCCAATTGGTAAACCAACGAAAGTTCTTTTCTTACCCTTTACTAAAGTAACTGACCTGGCATATTGTCCAGTAAGATTTAGCATGGTATGGTCCCCATACTTCTTTATGGTACCAGGAGCATGTGGTGGCCAAGATACTCCGGAACCTCTTGGAGGTACACCAGTATTCAAACTTCGTCTTACTATACGAAGAAGTTGATTACCAAACTTTTCTGTACCTTTCGCATAGCCTTCGGTTAAGATACTTGGAGTTTTGGCAATCAACCTTTCTGCACGAGCTTGTTCTCGTTTATCTACGTATATTTCTAGAGGGCCAACTGGAGTCGATAGTGTAATATTAACCGACTTACTTGGCATAATTCTTACTGTTGTTTAGGTTTATCCAATCCCAGCTCCTGAGCAATTCTCTGTAACAGAGTCTCTTGAGTGGATATTCGTTGGTCCATGTATTGACGGAACTCCTCAAACCCTGGAGCAGGTTTACTTGGAGCAGAAGGTGATTGGTTAATTGAATTGAGAATGTTATCGCATTCAGAAACAATTGCCTCAAACTTTGGTCGATTGTTAAGTATATTCAAGGCATTCTGTTTCTGCATAGTAACCTCATTAATTATATTCACTACATCGGTAGTATAATATACACCATTATAAATACCTTCATCAGATTGTGATGGCAAGTATACGGTGAGTTGTTCTTTTTCCATAATTCCTTAGTTCAAGTGGTTAAAACGAAAAAAGGAGTACACCCCTGATAGATGTACTCCTTTCTAATCATCCTGGTATGACAATTGGTTATGCCGTTGTAGTACCTCCAGTAGTCTTCAGAGCTGCAACCACTTGGTTGATAATGTTCTGGTCTCTCTGGGCATCTACCACTCGGTTCAGACGAGCAATCTCCTGGTCCTTTGCAGTGTTCTCAATGAGACATTTGATTTCCTGTTGGCCATTCTTGAGGTCACAGCAGCAACGTTCCAGCTGAAGAGCCAAGTCTGATTTTACTTCTTTAATCAAACCTTTAGTTTCGCAGCAGCAATTCTGTTGTTCATGTTCCATCTGGCAAAGACGGTCCATAACACGATTGAAGCCTGCTCCCATTTGGTCACGAGAATCCCGGATATCGGAATTGGTTTTGTATCCCAAATCACAAAGTCCTCTTTCCGTTGTGAAACGATTGTTAAGAATTTCTCTACCAACATCAGCAACATCTTTTGCAACTCCACTGATTTCTTGAGTTACTCCTCTGGCAGCATCAGGGATATCTTTGTAGATACCTGCCTTTGCTTCTTGAACCGTAGATTCTACTTTCTGAATGTCAGCTTTAGTATCATTGATTTTGTCCAATACAGAAACTGCAGCAGCACCAAAACCACCACCTACCAATGCACCACCCACGGCTCCCCAACCGGAGCCCCAGCCAGAATTACGATTACCACAGCAACAATTATCATTGCAGCCTCTGTCCGTAATTACAACGCCATCGCCAGCACCTTTTACTTCTACTCCCATAATGTTTTGGATTTAGAAATTAATAATAAAGTTAATTATCTCATATAAAAATATCCTGGTGTTGTAAATTAAACCTATGATAGTTTGAATACATATTCATAAGTAATCGTCGCAGCATTCTGAGTTATATTGACTGTAAGCTCCCAACCGTCATCATTGTTTTCTGCTTGCCTTAATTTAATGGTACCTGACCTTGTTGATTCTACGGTATTCTCTGTTAAGGTTAAGGTTAACCCATAGTTTCCATTATCACTTGATAACGTTGTAATTGCTACATTTGTAACCCAACTTGGTTTTGAGGTTACAGTTAAAGCTAATGGGTATCTTGTACTTATTTCAGAACCGTTTATTACCTTAGTCTTAAAAGAATAAGCTACATCAACTGTAAAGTTATTACCTCCCAAAGCCGATAATCCAGTTCTGGAAGTAGTTCTAGAACCCGTAGGGGAAGTAAAAGCCAAATAATACTTATAGGATACTGAAGCACCACCCTGAGTGATATCTACATAATCAGAAGCCCCATCATAGTTAGCAAAGACTCTAACAGTTCTAGAACTGGTACTACTGTTTGAAGAAGCAGTAAGGGTAGTCCCAGATAATGTAAAACCCGAAATACCATTGGTACTTAAGGATGGGTCAGCAGTATCATAGCCATCCCTTACTGTATAACCAGAAGTATAATTTGAATATCGATCTTTACTTGCACTTGGATATAAAGTTACACTTCCTCCAGTATTAGAAATAGTGTATGAACTAGCAGTTAGAGTTACAGACCATGAACCATAAGAATAGCTCAACCATTTATTTGCCTCTTGATATACTGGTACACTTACAGATTTAGTTTTACCATTGAGTGATAAAGTACCAGTAAGTGTACCTACTTGGGTTCTAGATTTTACGGTATCTTCCAGATTACTTGCACTAACTGCAGTACCATAACTAATACTAGCACCACTTGTAATCGTACCTCCTCCCGTTGTAGAACCATTCCATCCCCAGGTCTGGGAATAAGTTGGCAAAGTAGTAAATGAACTTCTTGTACCTCCACTTGCAGGTATATCTGTTACAGCTCCACCACTTGCAGTAATTTCACTATAAGTCTTATAACCTGCAGATTGAGAACAAGATATGGTTACTTTCTTATTGGTTTCTGCTTGGGTTAAAGTTACGGTACCACTACGAGTACTGGTAGAAGTATTATTACCCATAGTTACTGAAGTACCAGTACCGGATATACTTCCTCCATTAGCTCTAGTATAAGTTAAAGAAATTTGGTTACCATAGTTATGACCATTCCTTAATTCTTGCTTGTATGAGGTTACCGTGAAAGTTTTAGTACCTCCAGTTGCCCCAAAAGACATAGAAGGGGGGTTTACACTAAATCCATAACTCCAAGATTGAGATGCAGCAGCTTGAGTAAAGGTAGCAGAAACGGTTTTACCAGATTCATCTTGAGTATAAGTTCTAGTATGAGCTCTTGAAGATAGAGCTAAATTTTCGGTAGCAATAAACCCCATAGTATCAGTAGACCCCTTTAACCAATCTGGTAAAGTTGTTCCGGTATGACCCACTGTTACCGAAGAGCCTTGAGCTACCCCATCCCAATACTTTTGTTTAGTTGAAGTTAAACCTATTCTAGCAGGGGTTGATTCTCCACCTATGGCAGGAAAAGTAAAGGAAGTATTTATAGCTGTAAATGTATACTTATAAGTTACCTTATGAATATCTTCGAGTTTGACACATTCGTTGTTTCCATAGGAACTGGCATTGGATAACTCCAACCCCACATAATTTTCCCCTGTTCCTGTAGGGGAGAGTGCTAACAATTCAGCCTTGGTAGGACAGTCATTACCATCCTTACCAAGGCCTACTTTACTTTTGACAGCACTCCAGGTTGCTATCTCTCCCATAAGATTTATTTGTTTTTAAGTTCCTGAATCTCTGCCTTCAAAGCCTTGATTTCATCGTAGAGAAGTTTAACACCTTCGATTGCCAAGGTTGACATCTTGTGATATTTAACTTGTTTTACGAGTACATATTCTTCCCCATTGATTTCCAAAGTTTCGAATTCCTCTGGATTAGGTACTGTAGATTTCTCTACTGGAACTTCCTCTACATATTTACCAAATCCCAATCCCTCAAGATTCTGAGCAATAGTTCCCTCGTCCTCTTTACCAAGCATTTCGAATGACTTAGTTGGTATCTGGCAAATCTGTTCCAGAGTATGATTCAAATCCTTAATGTTAGATTTGAGTCGAACATCGGAAGACTCTTTCCAGAAACCAGAAGGAGCAGTAGTCTTAGCAAATACTACCTGGTCGGTAGTTGCCAATCCCAACTGGGTTCTAGTTACTGAATGAGGATTATCCTTTCTACCAGCATGGTTATTGATAGATGTCTGAGCAGCAGTACCGGCAGCCTTAGCATCGGCAATAGCAGAAGCCTGAGCAGTAGATACTGGTTTGTTAGCATCAGAAGTATTATTGGCATTACCCAAACCTACCTGAGTCTTAGTTACTGCATGGGGATTACTCTTATTGGCAATATGTTGATTTACCTTGGTTTCCAATGCAGTTAAATCGGTATCAGTATTACCTACTGCTTCATCGATATAAGTCTTCAATTCTGTTCTAAGAGAATTGATGGCATTGGTTCTGTTGGTAATTTCATTTGCCAGCCCAGTTACGGTATTATCCAGGTTCGTCTTATCTGCAGCAGTCATTACACCTGCAAGGGTTTGAGTTGCTGCAGGAATATCGAAGGTATGTTGAGTTTCGTTTACCTGGAAACTACCATCCTCTTTCCTTTCTGTCCACCAGTAACCCAATGTTAATTTAGTAGCAGAAGTAATCAGATTAATTAAATTACCTGAGTTCTCCAAATCTCTACCAAGGATATGGTCAGGGAAACTGTTAATCTTAGCCGTAATTGCATTATCGGCATTGGTACGATTGGTAGTTTCAGTAGCTATCTGATTAGGTAGGGTAGTGTCAAGTTTAACCTTGTCGGTAGCAGACATAACTCCAGCCTGGGATGCTGTAGCAGCAGTAATCTGAGAATAATGATCTTGAACATTACCGTTGCCAAACCAACATTTGAAATTCAATCGTACAGTACTTGCTTGGTAAGTGTTGTTATCAAAATGGGATGCACCATTAGTCCTCAAAGAAGCAATCTGGTTTTCTAATTCTTTACCTCTACCACCATCAAAAGCAGTACCAGTAATTTGCCCAAGAATAAGTACCTGAGCATCTGCTCTTGCAAAGATAGTACCTGTCCAACGGAATTGGTAAGGAGGTTCACCATTGGTAATATTGATATAAATCTTACCTGCCTCTCCAGTGATAGCATTCTGATGAGCAGCATCCGAATACAATTTGATATTCGTAAGTTCTCCAGTAGCCGATTTATCATAGGTAGCATATACATCAATGATGTCATCTACATATGACGGCAATTGGTTAGCAGGTACCGTACCGTTTGCATCGAGAGAAGCAAAGCCATTAGCTTGTCCTTTCGTAGCAACAAAGGCATCATGCTTAGCTTCTAGAGCATCAATGTTTGCCTGCAACTTATTATCAAGTGCAGTATCAGCTGCTGTTCTATCGGAGATCTCTTTGTCGATTCTTGCACCCAATGCAGTGTCGGCATCCGTACGAGCTTTTGCTTCATCAGCTACTGCTTTAGTGAACTTGGTATCAAGAGCAGTATCTGCATCTTTACGGTCTTGGATTTCTTTGTTCAGGGCAGCTGTAGATTCATTACCTAAAGCCTCGATTGCATCCTTGCGGTCTTGAACCTCTTGAGCAATAGCATCTGGTAAGGTCTCATCAAGATTTACCTTATCAGCAGCGGTCATTACACCGGCCTTTTCCTTAGTTGCCTTAGGTATGGAAATATTATCTGTCCCCTTCATTTCATAAATACCCGTCTCTTCATTCTTTACTGAAGGTTGAGAAACAAGGTCTACATGTTCCGCATAGGGTACTGAATTGCGATGATAACTTACAAACTTTGGAGGAAGAGAATCGAACAACTTCTTATCGGCAGCTGATTGTACACCAGCCTTTTCGGGAGTTGATGAAGGCAAAGTAATTGGGTTCTGAACTGTAGTACCATCTTCAACATTAGTCTTAGTAGCAGCAATTCCCACTGTGGTTTCGTTAGGAGTAACGGCACCCAAAGCAAAGTTAGCGGTATTGATTCTGTCCAATTCTACTTTATCTTTCGCAGTCATAGTACCAGCCTTATCTGCCGATACTACCGGTAAATCGAAAGTATCTGTAGTGTCATCATTCAAGCCATTATCCTTAGTTACTGTAACTGTAACCTTATCAGCATCAGAAGCTGCTGAGATTTCGGTAATAGCATTGGGGTCTAAGCCATCAAGTTTAACCTTGTCTGCAGCAGACATAACTCCGGCAAGAGTTTGAGTAACTGGCAAAAGGTTCTTAGTTGCCTCTACCTCATCACCATACTGATTATTCTCTTGGTCTTTAGTAGAAGTTTTTACCTTGAATGTAAGTTGAGTAGCGTTACGAGTTACAGCACTTACATCTGTAACCATGGTACCAGGCAAAGCATCAGAAGTACCTTCCTCAGCTACTAATCTTTCCTCATGGTCATTGGTAATTGCAGTGAATTTATTATCCAATGCAGTATCGGCATCGGTTCTGTCTTGAATTTCTTTATCGATACGAGCATTGATTTTCTTATCTTCTGCAATACGAGCAGCTTCCTCTGCATCGATATTATCCTGGAGAACTTTATCAGCAGCAATTCTTTCTTCCCTTTCTGTATTGAGGTCAGAAGTATTCTGGTCGATTTTTGCCTCCAATCGGATATCTTCGGATTTACGAGCAGCAATTTCACTTTCCAACAAATCCTTGATGGCAGTGTAATTACCATTAACGTTATCTTGAATACCCTGGATTAGTTCCAAGTTACGTTGGATATTTGCCGAATTCTGATTTACCAGAGCATTGGTAGCATTCAGAGAAGTTAACAACTCTGTACGAGTTTCACTAACGAAAGTTCTCAAATCATTTACCGTTGTGGTAAGAGTAGTACTCAGGTTAGTGAAAGACTGTTGCAGGTTATCATCTCCCTGTTCACGCAAGTTCTTTTCGGCAGTAAGCTTATTCTCCAATTCGGTAAGCTTAGCAGTCATAGTTGCAGCGAAGTTGGGGTCATCGCCTAATGCTTTAGCAATCTCTGCTAGAGTATCAAGTACTTCAGGTGCAGAACCAATAATCTTTTGGATAGCCGCCTCTACTTGTTCGGCATTCTGGAAATCAGAATCGTTGAGTAATTCTGATACCTTCGTAATATAGTTAGCATGTTCTTCGATGCCATCAAGTTTAGCATACAGAAGGTCGGTAAAATCATTTGCCGAAAGACCCTTGCCATCTACCTTGTCTACTTTCTTATTATCCATTGCCTGGTCTGCAGCAGTACGGTCTGCCTTTTCCTGAGCAATAGCATTATTAATAAGGGTATCTTGATTAGCACGTTCTGTGGCCTCCTTATCGATATTGGTTTGCAACAGAGTATCACCTGCCAAACGTTCATTCTTCTCAGTAAGGATATCCTGGTTGATAGCAGCCATGTCATCCTTGTGATTCTGAAGGTTGGTATCAATCTTTGCCTCAAGAGAAGTTTCCTTGGCAATTGCTCGGTCTTTCTCTGTATTAATTGCAGTGGTATTATTCTTAACCTGTTCTTTAAGGTCATTCATAGCAGTCGTATTGCCTGCCTCTAGAGAATCAATACGAACTCCCAATGCAGTATCAGCCGCAGCTCTGTCCGTTTTCTCTTGGTCAATCTTGGTATTCAATTTACCTACCTCTGATTCCAAAGCTTGTTTGGTATTATCCAACTTAGCAGTGAATTCTGTAGACAAGGCTTTATCAGCAGCAGTACGGTCTGCTACTTCTTTATCAAGATTTACCTGAAGAACTTGGTCTGCAGCTGTTCTCTCAACACGTTCAGTGTTAAGGTCGATATTTACATTATCGATACGAGAACTCAAACCACTGTCAGCATTGGTACGGTCAACGATTTCCTCGTTAATCATATCCTTAACTTCCTTGTAGTTATCGCCTACAGTCTTGGTTAAGTTAGTGATAGCTTCTGAGTTCCTTTCAATATCGTGCTGATTAATAGCGATAGCAGTAGTATTCGCATTAACCTGTTCCGTAAGCTCATTACGAAGAGTGTTAATAGAATCCTGAATGCTCAAAGCCAATTCTGAAACACGTTTGTTTACGTTATTCAGACTTACAGTGTAAGCCTCATCAGCAGTCTTTCTGTCGGCAATTTCCTTATCCAAGCTGGCTTGAATTGCAGCATCGGCATCTTTACGGTCTTGGATTTCCTTATTCAGGTTATCCTTAACTACATTAAGAGCAGTATCACCTGCAGTAGATTTATTGTCGATATATTCTTTCAGCTTAGTTTCAAGAGCAGTATCTGCAGCAATACGGTCTGCTTTTTCAGTAGCTACCTCTGCACTGTTTGCAGCATCACCAGCAATACGGTCTTCCTTCTCTTGGTTAATCTCCTCAGTTAAGGCAGCTAACTTCTTGGTGATAGTTGCAGCAAAATTTGGGTCATTACCAAGGGCATCAGCAATTTCCTTCAATGTATCAAGTACCTCGGGAGCAGAGCCTACAATTTTCTGAATAGCAGCATTAACTTGCTCTTCATTTTGGAAGTCCATATCATTAACCAACTCAGAGAGCTTGGTAATGTAATTGGCTTTCTCTTCAATACCATCAAGCTTAGCCTTAAGAATATCCGTGAAGTCATTCTTAGTCAATGAATAACCTTCACGTTTATCTACCTTCTTATTATCAAGTGCCGTATCTGCATCTTTACGAGCTTGAGTTTCAGTAGCAATAGCTTCCAACAGTTGAGCCTTATCTGCTTGACCTTGGAGTTTTACATCCTCAATTTTATGGTCTAAAACCAAATCCTGAGCAGCACGAGCAGTAGCTTCGGAATCAATATTATTCTGAAGTACCTGGTCTGCAGAGGTACGAGCTTGAGCCTCTTGGTCAATTTTACCTTGCAAAGCATTATCTGCATTAGTACGGTCAGCTACCTCTTTAGAAATTTCGTTATGAAGAACTTGGTCCTCAGAATGACGATCTACTGCTTCCTGGTCAATCTTACTCTGCAATGCTTGAGTATCTGATTGGCGATTAGTGATTTCCTCATTAATCTTAGAATCCAGAATAGTATCTGCATTCGTACGATTAGATACCTCTTCAGCAATCTTAGCTTCAAGAGCAGCCTTGTCATTGATGTGAAGAGTTTTGAGTTCATTTACACTTTCCTTAATCTCATTATCGGCAGCGATACGTTCATCTTTTTCCTTTTGAATAAGGTCCTTGAGTTCTTTCTCAAGTTCACCATTATCTTGATTTACCTTATCTTCAAGGTCTTTGATGTCTTCAGCATTCTTATCTACCTTCTTCTCAACTCGGTCGATTTCAGCTTTTAAGTCTGCCTTAACGGTATCAATCTTCTTATTGATTTGGTCTAACCCATATTCTAGGTTATCCTGAACTGCAGCTACTGCAGCACCCAGAGCAGCTTCGGCTTCCTTAGCACGATTAACCTCTTCGGTTAAAGCAGTACGAAGGTCGGTTAATTTATTAGTGATAGTAGTTGCAAAGTTGGGGTCATTACCCAATGCTTCTGCCAACTCTTTAAGAGTATCAAGGGCATCATCAGCACCATCAACCAAATCACTAATCATCTGTTTAACTTCTTCCTCGGTTTGATATTTCAAATCATTCTCAAGCTGAGAAACTTTAGTGATATAATTTGCATGTTCTTCGATGCCATCAAGTTTAGCCTTCAACTCATCGGTAAAATCATTTTTCGATAAGTCGTATCCTTCTTTCTTATCTACCTTATTCTTGATAGAAAGTACGAAGGCCCAGAACTCATTTATAGTTCCTCCAAAGCCAGCTTTAACAAAGTCATCATAGTAACCCTGTAATAACCGCTGGTCTATTTCTTCGCAGGTATAATACTTACTTACATACATATTTTATAAAATTTAAGGATTAATTACTGCACGTTGACGACCCAGTAAGAATTCAGAATCGATATCCCTGAATGGTTCTCCCTCTGAACCACAGAAGGCATTCATTGGTACATCCGGATTTTCGGGGTCTACATCTCCACCGTCCTCAATATCTCCCCGTATGCAAGCATAATCAGGAAGCCTATTTACACGGAACTTTATTACCTGGCCTATACCAGGATGAGGTATTATTTTATCCCAGATATCCCCGAAGTAATCTTGAAAGCAGGTGACAAATTTGTTTCCGGTCATCGATTGAAATGCCGTTACATCATTGCCATTACCTTTCATTTCAATATGAACTCCAGAGGTACCGTTAAGGATAACCAAGTTACTATCAAACCAAATTCCGTTGTTGGTAGTAATTGGTGTCCACCTCAGTACTAACATCTTTGCCATATACTTTATTTTTTATTCTACAAATTCTACTTTTGTATCTCGGTCTCTCTTTAGGATAACCATGAAAACCAAAGCCTCATCCTTAGCTTGAGCCGTTTGAGTATCACCTGATGGCTTATAAACTATACCGTTGATTACAAACCTATCCTGTTCCCAATTAAAATCCCAATAACCCTCCGGTGTAAGATAACCGATTTGTTCTATATAAGATTTAGAAATTAGTATTGATAAGTTTTCATCATCCAATTCTCCAGTGATAGTTGCCTTATTGATAGGCCAGTTTCTGAAAGCATTGTAGTAACATAATGCTTCGATTTGGATGTTATAATATTTAGGTATACTATCCTCAGCATGGCTGAGAAGTTGGTTAACGTTTTTTGCCCAAGTGATGGTTTGTCTACCAGCATCCCAATCTAAGAAGTCAGTGATAATCTTCTTGTATCTATCCCAAGAGCGGTTCTTTACCATTCTCCAGGGTTCTTTTGTCATAACTCGGTAAGGATTGATTTATTACCACCTTTCACAGGAGTACTTGGATTAGGTCCATCCAATACACCTGGTTGCCTTCGGTTAACTACTCGAGGAACTACTGTTCGTGATACAGCATCACAGAATGGCAGATATATTTCCAATCTTGAAGCTAACATACAAAGGTTCTTTCTTAATTCATCTATTAAGCCACCCGGTTGCATTGCTTGAGAAAGTGTTTTCCATAATGAGCTTGCAGCTTCTGCCAAGGTGTCGTAATATTGAACTTCAGTAGGCCCAGTAGTGATTTGTTTAATCCTATCACCTCGGGCAAGTTCAGGTTTAGAAGTACCATCACCGGTTTGCTCTTTGGTAGATGTAATTTGACTTAGATATTCGGAAGTACTTGTCAATAGATTAAGTATCTTCACATTAAGAAAGTCCCATGCTGCCAATTCCATTATTAATTGGTTTTCTAGTGCTTCATACCATAATTCATCAGTATATTTATCTGGTGCTATTGCATGGTTTACTAGTGGCCCAATATAATATTGCCATTTAGTGATGTATATAGATTTCTCTTCCCTGGTCATACCATCGGATATTTCTGAAGGTATGTAGTAATCGATTAAGTTATATATTGTATCGGCTAATGCCGTATGACCATAATCACAAACTACCAGAGTCTTATCTACGGTAAGGTCTAAACCGGCAGAGTTAGTTACGTGTAAGGTAACTGTATAAAAACCGGGAGTTTCATAAGAATAGGAAACATGTCTTCCACCATTGAAAACCTCTCCCTTATCATCGCCAAAGTCCCAGTCAAAAATAGATTTGGCCGGGACTTTGGATATGACTCTGAATGAAACTTCCAGACCTGACGTAACGTACAAAAAGTCCAGATTATTTTTCATATTAGTCTGTCTTATGTAATTTTCATATATTAACCTTTAGAAGAAGATTCAAATTCTTCCAGCAAAGCCTGGAGAAGTGTTTCTACTGTATCATCTTTCTCGGCAACGATTTCATGTAAACCAGCTACCAGCTTCAGTTCTTCAAGAGAATATCCCTTTGAAAGCTTTTCCAAAGTCATGCCCTTTTTAAACTGGGCATTTAACCTCTTGCCCAACTTTTCGATGTCAGCCTCTGAATACTTTTCGATTTCTGATTTATCAGCAATGATAATCAGATGGCCAGAGGCAATTGCCTTCTGAATCTTTGGTGTACGGAATTGACGACGAGTGAGTTCTTTTTCTTCTCCTCTACAAATGGTAATACCAGTTGATTGGTCATGAAAACTGTAAGCTCTTGGTCCCACAGTTACTGTATATTTATCTTTAGCCATATTTCCTAAGATTTAAAAATGATTAAAGAGAGGATAGGTCTTTTTAGTTACCTACCCTCTCAGGGAATTTATATAGATGAAACCGGACGGCCCTTATTATTCGAGGTTAACCATCAAATATGGGTCTACGTTCATGAACTCGGGGAAGCCGAATTCTGAGAACTTCTTGTCAGCAGCCAGCAACAGAGTTGCATCCTGGTACATCTTAGAGAAGCCAGTAGTCAAGCTTGCATAGATTGCCTGAGTCTGGTTAGAAACGATTCTTTCAGATTCAAGCATCAACTGACGAGCAGTAAGCTTAATCAAGGCAGCAGATGTATCAATCAACAGCAACTGTTGGTCGGGTGTACCCGGGTGAATGTAGAAGTCAGCATTCTTGGGAACAGGAGACTTAACATTCAGTGTAGCTTCTGTAGTACCAGAGTGACGATCCTTGAATTCCGGCAAGTTCAGCATTTCGATTGCCTGGTCTTCACCACCAATCATAGTTTGGAAGTTACGTCCCATACGAGCAGCACGTACCCAAATATGCAGAAGGTCTTTGTAAGTGATACCATTAGTTGTTTCGTATACACCGATTACCGGGGCAGACTCAGAGCCATCAGGGTTGTTACCATTGATAGCCACGTCCATAGCCAGAGTATCCAAAGCATAACCCAACTGAACACCAAAGTCACGAAGATAGATTCCCAAGACATCGAGTGAAACATAGTTACGAACTTCATCAGTAAGTTTGAAACCTTTTCCGATTTTGAAGAGGCTAACTGATTTCTGTCCGAAGCTAACATCACCCAATGGGATAGTTTCTGCCTCATTAACCTTTGCAGGGGCAGCATCCGACATGTTAACCATCGGCATGATTGCTTGTAAACCATTGATTGGTTGGTCAGATGCGATGATGTTCGGATAGAACGGAGCCTGGCGCATACCCAATGTGATAGCAGCACGAATGATTTCCGGAACAATCCAACGAACATTCTGTTGAGGCATTGTAAAGATGTTCTGCATCGTGTCCACTTTTGGATTGATGCCCATCTTTTCAAAAAGTTCATCTTCTGAAATACCCCATTTACCGGTAACCAATTCTCCAAAAGTTACCTCTACAGGCTTCTTGTCCTGTGAACCGGAACGAACAGCTTCCAAGCTTCTTACCATTTCCGGCAGCTCATTCATAAAATCCTGAGCCTTCAACTTTGTAATATCTATTTTATTTTCCATAACTTCTTTTCTCTTATTTGATGAGTACTTGAATTACCTCATTTGCCTCTTCTGCTGGATTAAGGGCAATGAACGGGGTTGAAGTTGCTTGGTTAGCTTTTACGAATCTATCGTTAAGCAATTCTCCATCGGGAGTTACATAGCCAGCTTCGATATTTTCGTTTGATACCCAGTTACAAATCATGTAACCTTCCATAGCTACTGTTACCTCTACCGGGAAATTTCTTTGAGGTTGATAAGCAGGGTTAACGTTATCCGTTACTGCTACACCCAAATAAACTTGAGTAGCTGTATCAGTGCAAGGGTAAATCAAACCTTCTTCATTCAAAGCCACTGGCATACCCTGTACGATTTTCTCTCCAGCTTTAACATTGAAAGCCTGGTGCAATTTGTGTGACTCACTTTTGTAAATCACCGCTCTCGGGGTTCTTTCCCCAAAGAGAGTAAGTTGCTGAGGGTCGTTTACGATTTTAGTTTTTTCCATAACGCGGATTATTTATATTAATTATTTGATTTTGTTTCGATACAAGTTATCGATTACATTCTTAGTACTCGGAGATTCTGAATTCCGTTGGGTATCAGTACCCTGGGTTCCAGTTTTACCCTCGGTATCATCCTCAGCAATTGAGGAAGCACGGTTGACGTCCTTAGAACCACATTTTGAGCAAGTGAGAGGGAACTTCTCTTCCAAGCGAGCTTGGTAATCCTTGGTCAAGGAAATAAGAGTAGTAATACCAGTAGTCTCGGCATTGAGCATCGTAACGATTGTCTCATCTACCTTATCACCCATCAACTTCTTGTAGGTTTCTACGGCATTTTCACGTAGAGAAGCAATGTGATTCTTTCCTACGGTTGCCATTTCCTTCAAGTTAGCTACTTCGGCATTCAAGTTGGTAATCTGTTCCGTAAGAGAAGTTTTCTCTGTAGTAAGATTATCTACCGAAGTTTGCAATTCGTTTCTGGATGATACCAAAGTCTGAATGCAGGCAATTACATTTTCCTGATTCATCTCTTTACCTTCTTCCAGGGTAAGCATGTTATCCCCAAAAAGGCTTTCAAGAAATTTTTGTAATTCTTCGTTCATGTTATTTTTATTTGAATGATTATCCTTGGCATCATTATCATTAAAAGAACCCTGAGTATCGTCCTTTTCTTGATATGATGTTAAATCCGATTTGTAATCAGTAAAGAAGTATTGCTTCGATTTATCATCCCTATATTCTTCATAGGATGCCCAAGTTCTTTTGGCAAAAGTTGGGTTAATGATTTTACCATCCGAACCAATTTTCTGGGCAAATGAATCAGCCCCATGTGAAACTAGTGAGGTCTCAAGGTAACGAACAATTTCAGTAACAATTCTACGTACCATAACTCCCTTAGAGTCATAAGTACCCAGTTTCTGATAAAATTCGTTATCTTCCATTTGGGGATGGGATTTATCCCACTTAAATTGTACAGTAACTGAATTACTATGAATTGAAGGAGGTTCCATAAGGATGCCTCTAGCAATTCTTGGGTTTGCCTTACCATCGATTTTCAGAATACCGTTGATACCAGCGGGTATAGTAAAGCTACCGTCTTTATAGGATTCCTGCCACATTACTTGTGATACAGCACCAATAGCATTACCGATGTTGGTTTCATGGTCACAGTTTACTGTTTGACCAAGCAACATCTTCATAGAAGCCTTTAGTACTCCATTCTGACCAAAGTCTGTCGGGTTCCAATTCTTAGATACAATCGTTTCTGAAAGTAATCTGAACATTGGTTCGATAAACTCTTCGTCCTTAGGAGTTAGTTCCGATTTGTCTAGGTTGGGATAGTAAGTATTATAATCTATATCCCCTCCCCAAAACCCAAATTGAGCAATGGAATCCGGTGTAGGATTTTTCCATTTGTAATAATTCTCTGAGAAAGCCTTGGCTCCCACTGCTTCTGGGATATACCCAGCCATAATGGTATGGCCTTGACCTATCACCATAGAATCAAGATGCTCTTTGTTTTTCTTTGTAAAAAATTTACTCATCTTGCTTTAGTATTTTGGTCTCCTCGAGAAGGAGCCGGGTTATTCTTATCTCTTGACCTACGAGCAGATTGGTTTTTATCATCTTGCCTTTGTTTCTTCTTAGTTCCTTCTTGGGGGTCTGTATTACCTCCCTTAGCAAATTGGTCCTCAAGTGAAACTCTTGGTTCTTTCTCATCAGGAGAATCATAACCCATTGCCCAAGCATATTGCTCTTGACTAATGATACCAGCCTTATACAATAAGTCAAGGTTCTGTATCTTATACTGAAGACCTTGTTGGATTTTAACTTCATCAGAAACTGTAGAAGTTCCCCAATCAATCTTCATCCCCTTATTATTAAAGCCTGCCAGACGCAGTTCTAGAGAATAAAGTCGGTCTAATACATAAGCTACAAGCATTTGGATATTTTTTAACTGGCTAATCATCTTAGACAGCATTATACCAGTTGCACCTTCACCAGTAGTAGATGATACCCCAATGATAGAGCCATTAACTCCCAACCCATTTGCTACAGATTGTTGGTTCATATTCCAAGGCTTCTCGATATTACCGAGCTCCTTAGTAGTAGAATTTAGTTTGAATTCATGGTCATCTATGTAACCAGCAACTACCCCATCCTTCATACCCTCTTTAACATTACGTTTGAGGATATTGAGTTCATGGTATAATCTGGATTCATAAGATTTGATACTCTCATTTGGCCTTTGTGGAGATTTCTGCATCTTAGCTTCTAAGAAACCAACCATACCACAAATCTCCATGATATGTTTGAAGTTAATCTTCATATCATTTTGTCCTTTGAGAGAATCCAATGCAGGCATAAATGGAGGAACTCCATAAGGTTCATCGGTATCATTGAACATACCAACATAGAAGTAGGTTTCTGGGTTAAGCTTAATGTAATCTTGTTGCTTAACAAAGAAATTTATATTCTTTTGGTAAGGAGCATACACCCCATTTAATTCACGTTTAAACTTGATGTGTTCTGGCTTAAGGAATAATACAGTAGCCAAACCATCAAGCTTATCATTTGGTACTCCTTCTACGGATATTGCCCCACTTACAAGAAGTTGAACAATCATTTTATTAACTAAACCATCTATACCAGCAGTATATCTGGTCCATCCCTTGGTGGCTTTCTTAAGATGTTCTCTCATCTTTGAAGCCTCTTCATCGGTATTATTAGGGAAAGTTACTGTATGACTGGTGTTAGCTAACTTAAACATATCTTGCAATGCAATGCCCATATCAGGATTTACCTTATATAAATCCCGAATTAAAGGTATCACATCAACACGAAAAGAGGGTTCAACTAATTTAGTCAACCCTTGTAATGATGTAATTAAGTTATCGCTATCATCGTCAACTGAAACCCTACCAGGCGAAATCGATGTGGCAGGCTTCTCCTCTTTATTAGAGGATGTACCATTCTTGGGAGGGTCCTTCTTACGTCCCCAACCCCAACTAAAATTGAAGTACTTTTTCATCTTGGTTGTACGATTACGTTAGTTTTTCCTTTCCTTATGTGATTACATATTGCTTTTCCAAAGATATCATCATCGGCATATACATCTCCTTCAAGGTCTACATCTACAGCTGAATTGTTAGCCCTATGTTTACCCATTGCAACAGGTCTACCTAAACCATCATAAATGAAGGTATAAGCTTCTTGTACAAAGAATGGGTCCTTAATGATTACGTGATCTAATCGAATATCTTCTTCCAAGTTTTCTATTATCACTGAACGATTCTTTTGGGTGGTTAACCAACCAGGGGATTTATCCATTTCAGGTCTACTTTTACCTTTTTTCTTCAGCATCTTCTGGTAATAGTAAAGGTTAGGGTAGCCTTCATCTTGAAGCTTAGAAGTTACTGATAAACCAACGTCATTGGATTCTGGAGCTATTATTGCCCAGTTAAACAACTTCCCAGTATCACCAAGTAACTTAGCATAAGCTCCCACTGCCATTCTTCCCTTATATACTACTTGTTCTTCTCCTAGCTTATCCATACAAGTAAATGAAGAGTAGTCAGAAGCTCTACCAGTTGAAACGTCTGCACCAATGAAATATTCTTTATCTGATTCGGGTTCACAGAATTGTCGGTATTGACCATTAAATCTCTTCTTAATAACTGGGTAATCACTAAGGCAGTCTTCGATAGCTTTAATATCGGCTAAGTCGAAGACTGTATTACCAGATGATAAGAAGTCACCATCAATTTCTTGTGCAGTTCGTTTTGCTCCCAAAGCAGAAGACATTTGGTTATACCAATTGATATCTCGTTCCGGGTGCATCTGCCAGTATAATCGAATTGCGTTAAAAGGATTACCTCCTGCAATGGCATCTACCCAAGTTGAGTGATAGAAATTACCAACTCCATAGGGAGTGGAATTGACGATGGCAGCTCCACCAGTGGAAAGAGTAGGGAATGCAGCAGCCCAAATTTGAGCAGCCCATCTTACTACTGCTGCCTCGTCAATTACCAAAAGGGAAAGAGATTCCGAACGACCGGCTTCGGATGATGTCGGAATTGATTCAATAAATGACCCATTATCAAATTCTATCATGGAAGCAGAACCGTATTCTCCAGCTCTACCATTGATTATGGGAGTTTGAAGGTACCATGGAAGATTCTTGTACATGAACTTAATCTTCTTAAGCACCTTCTTAGCAGTTGTGTCTTTGATAGAGATAATGTTTATCTTTTTGTTGGGATGGTACATCGCCAACCAAAGACAGTACATAGAAATAAGTTCTGTAATTCCTGCCTGACGGAATTTGAGAATGATATTGAATCGTTGGGCAATGAAATTGTAGAGAACTGATTTCTGAAATGGGTATAAATCAAATCTTACCTTTCCTCTTACTGGATGTATCACATAGCAAAAAAGGCTAAAAAAGAAAACATCACTAGAAACTCGGGATAGGTTTGATAGCTCCTCCCGAGTTAATGTAGTTCTAGTTTCTGAGATAGTCTTTGCCATATCTAAAAGTTATACGTTATTTGAAATTCGATGTCAGTACCTATACCAGATTTTATCTTCGGGTAGTAAAAGGTATTGACTCCGAATTTGTAATTAAATCTCTTAGTCTTGATTGAAAGACCAGCTCCCATATCGAAGAGATTATTGAAAGGTCTATATTTGCCATAAACGTATGGACTAAGTGATAACCTTGCAACTTTCTTTCGAGTTAATTGACCTTCATACCAGTTGTAGTTGTACTTATCTAAGTCGATTGGGAATAATCTAGTTGAATAAGTGTTAGTCTCCTTATTGAACAGACTTAAGTTCAACTTATCTTTCTTCAAAACAATTTGAACCAGGGAATCTTGGTTACTGATAACTGGCTGCCTTAGCATGGAATCAGGAAAGAGAGTTGGCTGCTTATTATCATGAACTAAGATTTTACCTGGTTCAACTTTTTCTGAGTACTTCTTCTCTGGTTTGAAGGGTTTCTCTGTGTATACTGTATCTGGGATTTCATTGACCGCTAGTTCCAGGGAATCAACCTCTCGAGAAAGTTTGTAATTCCTGAAGCAAAGGTAAATAGTAAATCCTAGAAGTACAATGAACAAGGCCCTTTTTAAATTCTTCATGTTCAAAAATTTTAGGAAGTTCGCACGCTTTAATGATACTATCTATTCGGTAATCGCTTAGCGATTACCTTTATCGAACGAAGTGAGATAATATCCAAATATACTACTTACGATATGATATATGAATAGCTATATATACGCAGATAAATATATAGATATATATACGTAGTATATTATATATCTATATATTTCAAGGCACCCCAGAAACTTATATATAAGACTTTATATATAAAGCTGAAACTCAAGGTTCTTAGATATTTGCCTTTTTGAGGCATTTTTTGAACCAAATCCCTACCTCATAAACCGAACCCTTGGCAATTGTGTACCTTGCCTTGTTAAGCCAGTAATGATAATCCTTAAAATCACCCTCGAAGGTATCACCATCTTTGTGAAGGTAAATTTCGAATTTATCGGGGAATCCCATAATTGCCTTGAAGTCTTCGATTCCCAAGGGGTAGCCATCTGGTCTAAATTGCCTATCTGCAGGTCTTATAGTTAAAGGTGGTTTATCATACTCCAATCGATATACTCCTGGAAGAGTACTCATCTTTGCAGTTTTGATAGGCCACTTCTTTTCATCCTTGAAATCTCTAACCCAGAGTCTATGTATCTTTGCTACTGTAAGATTCTTCTTCTCAGGGAGCTTTCGATAGTCATACATTGCCAGAGTTTTACTCATGAACGGAATCTGGTTAGTATTATTTTCCTGAGAGAATGTGAGTGGTTTAAGTAAATTTCTAGTAGTTGTTGGAGTTTTTACTTGAAATACTTCATCAAAAGCATTCAAGTATTTCTTACCGGTCTTTTTATGTACTCCAATGATGAGTAATCGCTTCCTTGACTCCTGGGAGTTTCCGTAGTCTAAAACTGACCTTTCGTGAAAAACTAATTTATAGTCTTTGAAGGTTTCCTCAAAGAAATCCTTGGGAAGCAAGGTTAGCAGTCTTGGTAGATTTTCTATAAGAAATATCTTGGGTTTATACTCGAGTATTGATGCAATTACTAGATTAAGACTACGGTTATCTTTAGGATTGCCTAATTCTTTTACTTTAGATAACCTCATTACTGAGGCTGCTCCACAATCTGGGCTTGATATAATTATGTCTACTTTCTCATTGAATTCTTGTAAACAAAAGCCCTTATAGAACGGTATATCTCCAAAATTTAATTTCCATTGTTCTTCGCCCGGAGTGTGGAATACTCCCCTTATCTCTATGTTCCCTAACAAATTTTTCTTAAAAGGGAACAGGAGTGCACCCTGTCCAGCGCACACTCCCAATACCCTTAGTTTCTTCATTTCTTGTAGCTTCTCAATTTAATGTACTTAATCCAAGCAAAGGGCTTACGGTCTTCCAAGTAACTCAGATTCTTATCATTGTTGTGAGCTTCTTCTTCGAAACTTACATCATGGTATCTTTCATTCTGTTTATTCCACTTGGCAAAGCACAATATGATGAAATATTCGATGATATACCAAAGGTAGAAGAATCCAAAAGTCAGAGCCACTACCCACCAAAAGGATATACCAAATGATAACCAGAGTATGATACCAAGTACTAAACCCACTATACTACATTCAATCTGTTGTACCTGATGAATACACTCATGATTGATATCATCAGGTTTACACTCTTCTACTTTTTGTTTGAAGAATGAATTATACACCAGAGTAATGGCTTTGTAACTAGGGAAAAGAAATACTTTTGCTACCCAGCTGTTAAAATGACATCTTTTCATAATTTATCTTTGAAGTTTTCGTAAGCATTTCTTAGTTTTTGGTCGTAGGCATTCTGGGCATACCCGGGACCATTGTATTTTCTGGCAAAGCCAGCCCAGTCTTTTGCTTTGAGTTCTTTCAAACAACCAGAATTATACATGAAGTGATACATTAATTCTAGTTGATTCGCATGAGATTCTGACACCTTGTGAACAAATTCGAAGACATCTTTACACCCACAAAGATGGTGGTTAAAACCCATAATCTGGAACATTCCCCAACTTGCAGACTTCAATGCACATTCTTCGTCAATTTCTTTGGCTAATTCGAGTCTCTTATACTCGTGTACACCTCCCAAATACTTCGATTTATCCCATTTAGGGAAGAAAATCGTAGAATATCTCTTACAAAGGTAAGCTAAATCTCTGTCAGGGAATTTCTTATGTACTTCTTTGTACATAATGTGACCCTCAAAGAGGATTTGAGGCCTACCATCAGCTAAAAACCCATCTCTACCTGCTGCTTCTACCAATTGAACAGCTTTCAATAGAGCAGGTTCTAGACCTAAGCGAATAGCAAGGTCTTTAATCATTTCATTTGTTAGTTTATCCATAACTTATCAGTTTTAATGGTTCAATTTTAGTAACAAAAGTATTGCTTATAACCCATTTTTAGGATGTTTCGAGGTTCTATTATCATATATAACTTATAAAATAATGCAATATGGACAAGAAAAATGAGTGCCAGATATGTGGCAAGCCCATTAATTTAGAGGAATTTGATGAAACTCGGGAAATCCCTCAACTTATGGCAAGAAAACAAGTTTGTTTTAAATGTGCTTTTTGGTTTAATCGATTAGCTTATAATAAAGAACTTGAAAAAGAGAAGAAAATTGCCGTAATTACTCCCGATTATTCCCATTGGATAACTAGAATACCGGGAAGTATTTTAATGGTACCTTCTGCTTTTGGGGGAATTTACCAAACTAAACTCCAACCAGTCAACACTCTTGGTGTTATAGATGAAGATAAAGAGAAACTTTTCATCATCCGTTATAATAACATCGCTCACCAGGGCACTATACCGGAGCATCTAAGAGATGCTTTTAAAGTAAATGGGGTATTTCTATCTCCACGGGAATACAAAATGCTAGAGGATTACCGGGGCAATGCCTATGAATTTATAAAAAATAAAATAGATAATGCAATAAATAAAGAATAATTTCGTATATTTGCATAAAGAAAATTTCTAAATAAAATAGATATGAAAAAAGAAAAGAAAGAAATCAAAAAGCTCAAAGAAGGTGATGAAGTCTTCTTCTTAATTGATGGGAGACAACTCATGGAGAAAGTAACAGTAGAATCTATCGATAAGAAAAGTGGAATGGCTCTACTAAGTAACAGAGTAAAAGTTGCAAGAACTCTCGGTCCTGATAATACATATCCAAGGTTGGATGGGCAAAAAGGAGATGTTCTTCCTCTCATAGAAGAACATGAGAAAGCCTACCTTGCATATAAGGCTTATTTCTCGATTAAGAGAAACATAGAGTTCCTTGACAAGGAAATGAAAAGTATGAAAGATACCGATGCTTTTGATATGATGATTGATTTCGATAAGAAGCTTACCAAGATTATTAACAAATACCTCAAAGAACAATGACTACTGTATTAGCAATAATTTATTTAATTTATTTGGTATGCTTACCGTTCACTGTATTTTTTGTAAGGGCTTGCTTGGATTATTTACCCTATACTCACAAAATACACTCTCTCGTTTTATTCATCTCGGTATGGATAGTATTACCTCTATTTCCGATTTACCTATTAACCAAGTACCTAAAACATAAGTTGCTATGAGATACTTTTTTGACAAAGATGGTAATTATGCTGGGTCATCAATGCAAGGGTGGGAGATTCTTCTCCTACTCTTGTTCCCAGTTGCTTTAATAATTTTCCTCGTATTCTTACCCTTCTATGTATTTCATAAATACAGTTCTAGAGAAGAGGATAAAAAATACGAGGAAGAACATCCAGAAATACTAAAAGTAGATTCTTATATTACCTGCTGGTATCCCTGGCATAGATATTCTGTTGCATATACACTGGCTCTTATATTCTGGGTAATTGCTTTTATAATTGGGATATTATCTTGATCTCAATATAAGTCTTAGGTTGGAGCTCCCCCCCCCCCTAATTTAAGAACTTTATTTTCCATAATGTATAATGTTTTTAGATTGATACTGTTCCTCCTGCACTTGGTACTATAAATGACCCCTCTGATATCCAGGTAGCACCTGATTTAGTATATACAGCTACTTTATCTCCAGTAGTACATTCTATTCGAGAACCAGGTTCTGAGTCATTGGCATAGAATGGAATCCCCATAGTAGTAGTACCAGTTGCTGAGAGACCTTGTATATACACCTGACCTGAAGACGATGTATTCTGTGGCCTAGCTCCCCTGCCAAAGAGATAGTAGCCTGTATCTGTGGGCAATCCAGAGAGAGTGAATGTTGAAGCCTTTTGTGACTTCTGAGTTACTGGTATACTAAGGTTAGCATCCCCACAGGTTAAGAAGATATGCCCTGAACGGTTAGCTCCAGTATTATTATCTGATAAAGCAGTCAGTGATAACATGTAATGGTTCTCAAGAGTACCAATTGAGACAACGGATACTGAGCACCAATCGGGAGCACTACCCACATGGGGAGTTTCTGGCTTTTTAGACCCATCACTACCATTTAAATAGGCCATCACAAGGATTTGAGCAGTATTACCTTTATTATCACCTAAAGGCAGTGAGTTTGAAACCATTTTTATGTATCCAGTATAGGTTACACCGGATCCCTGAGTTACTGTGAGATTGATTTGGTTATTAGACTCATTTTGGGTAAATGTCAGAGTAGTAGACCTTGAGGACCCAGTATTTTCCGAATAGTTAATTTTTACATCTAAGTAACCATCTCCAACGGTAACTCCTCCCCAAGTAGCCCAACTTACGGAGGCTGAGCCCAAAGTACAAGAGGGTGTAGAGGTTGAAACTACTTTGCCATTTACCAGTTTCCTTTTGAGGGAAGTGATACGGTAGGTTACAGTACCACCTTTTGAAGATACAGTATCTGTACTTGTATCTGTAATTGCACGTGCTAGTTTGAATAATGTTTTTTCTTCCATATCTTTATAAGTTTTTGGTTTATAGAAAGAACTTTGATATTGTAATCTGCCAGAGGGATAAGGTGGATGAGAGCCAGGGATGTTTTATTCTCTGGCTTCTTTGTGTGTTTTGTGGGCATGTGTGGTGTGGGATATCTGGGCATGCCTCTAATACGAGGTATCAAAATTTCCTGGTACTAAAAATATGTAATTTGCCTTCAAGGTACCCCTTAATGCGAAAGCTTCGAAAGTTGTGGTACTAAAAGGGGAGTACGGTTCCGTTAAATTTAACATTCAAAAATAAAAAGTAAGGGACAAACATTTTTATTTATCCCTTTGCTTTCTTTCAATCTTTAAATGTTTCGTTATTGTCTTTTAAAATTTCTTTTAAGTCTCTATAGCATTGAATTGCTAACCAAATTACACCAACAAATAAAAATATATTTAATAACATAGAATTTAATTTTTAAGTGAGTAGGGAAATATTTCCCTACTCTGATTTGTTTTTATTTCAAGGAGTTTTTCACTATTTCAAGCCCTTTTATTAGAATTGCTTTCTTTTCTTCTTTAGTGTTTTCGCTTGCAATCGAAGAAAAAGAAAAATCATTTAAAACGTAGACTTGTTTATAAAAGTCTACAAATCCCTCAATTAGTTTTTTATCTGCATTGTTTGCAATTGTGGAAAGAAAATTGAAAGTTACATTTCTGAACTTTTTACGTAACGATTTGATTTGCTTTTCGTTTGCACCCTCAAAAAGTTCTTTTTTGTAAATTTCTGTTTTTGTCCCTAAAGAAGTTTTGAAAAGACCCGCATTTTTTTCTTTAACGCTTTTCAATACGTCTAAAGCAATTAAACTATTTGCTTTTGCGTTTGCACTTGCTTTTTCTACATTCACGTTATTAATTTGCTTTTTCATAATTAAATTGCTTGAAAGTTTTATTATTTATTATTTTTATTACCTTTTCAAATAGACTTTCAAGACTTTTTTAACTATTCTAATAAGGTAGTATTTATTTCATTTCTGTATTGCAAATATAAGAACTATTTTTTAATCTACAAAATTTTCAAGAAAATTTTTTGAGAAAATTTTTTGAGAAAATGAATATTTTTATTTTCAAAATTATTTTTGTGAAAAATTCATAAAATGAAAAATATTGTGCACTTAATTTTTGCACTTAATTTTGGGGGTTCATAAGGGGAATCTTCGCACGCCTTGTAGTGGGCATATATGATATGTATAAGGATATTCCTATATGGCCTATGCCTGTCCTCTAGGAAGTGTATTATATACCTGTATATTGAAGGCCATTAATGGACTAAGGTGATAAAGAATTAAGGCCGATTAGCTATATCCCTATTATTGCCCTCTATAAACCTATTAGGTCCTAATTCAATAAGGCCATATAGGGACTATGGTAAGCCTATAGAGATTAGGATAGCCTATAAGGGCTTACTAAGTTAGCGTAAGTAAAAACCCAGGTACCTAAGTTAGGCCTGGGGCAATGTGTTAGTATTCGCGATATTCTCGTTCAAGGTATATATTGAGATCCTTGAGTTATATTTGCCTAAATCTCCGAGGCCATGAATGGAGATTGCCATTTACCTTCCCTACCTATAACCTATATTATATAATACCTAATGGTTCTTGGTAATCAAGGTACCCCTAAATCACAAAATTGTCCTAGAATACAAAAGTTAATGCTAATATAAATACTAAGCAAATAAATTACAGAGTTACTAGGAATATTACCTAAATATGCCCCTTGAAGGCCTTAAATCCTATAAACCATTTAGCCCTAAAACCTAACAAATAATTTGCCTTGATTACCTAACCCCAACCTATATGTATTATATAATACATAATATAATAACTTGGTGAAGGTAATCAAGGTAAATTGTGATGGCCATTAATCGACGATGTACTAAAGCTATACTACCTACATACATAGAAGCTACATAACATACCTGTATTATATAATCCCCTACCTTCGAATTACCTTGAATGCAATCTATAATATAATACATATAAAGGGTACTCAAGGCAATCGGATTTAGAGGCCATTAGGGGACGAAAAATTATCATCACATAGGCCTTTTTGAGTTTGCCTTTAAAGTGTGTAGTAGAGCTATATGGTATAGTGGCTATATAGTGAGTTGAGTGGCTTTGTATAGTAGAGGGGTTATCACTTGCCTTGTTTGCCTAAATCCCCAAAACCCCCGGCGAGGTACCTTGATATATGTATTATGGTATATTGATTATGTATGTAGTATAATAAGGGGTATATGTGTATTAGGTATTTTATTATATGTACCTTAGTTAGGATGGTAGCTTAGTTAGGCTCTATATGATTTTCTTTTTATTTTTGTGTTGGGTAGGGGAGTATTGGGTTATAGGTGGGTTAGTATAATCCTATATGTGTAGGATACTAAGATTAGTGATGAGGTGTATAGGATTAGTATTAGGGTTTGTGATATTATATACCTTATTTTGTTTGTTGGGTGGGTGTACTTGTAGGCTTGGTATATTTTCTCATTGCGTATGAGGGTTAGGATGGTGACTACGGATAGGATTATTCGGATTATGTGATAGATGATATTCATGGTAGTGATATTATATCGATTATGGTTATATCTGTTAGGTTCACTTTGAGGATTTCTCTTAGCTTTAGCCTTATGTAGGTACTATGTTTATGCCCTGGGTTTATTTCTTGTTTGGGGTAGCGGAGGTAGGTATTAAGTTCCTCAGTTCTGTACACTACGTTCATTTCTTCGCAGAAGCCTTCGGTAGTACCAGGTAGTGGGCCTGGTACTTCGAATGATACTAAGAATTTACCTGATGTTAGCATGGTTCTAGTTCGTTAGTTAGGATTCTTATATCGGTTAATTGATTCATGTATTCCTCTTCTGAGGATATGTCAAGGCATTTGCATGCTATGTAGTGACCGTACATGGATATACCTGATTCATAGCCTTGGTCCTCGTTTAGGAAGTTAGCTAAGGATATCTTATCTACTGAGCATACCCTCTTCAGATGTCCTGGTAAGGTTTCTGAATCTGTATATCCTACAAAGTCATAAGTATCAGTATTATCGGTCATGGTAGAGAATATTTCGATTAGCCAGTTAAAGTCCTCTAGAGGTACTCTGTCTAGCCATTCCCATCCGATTGGATATTGGTTTACTGTTATTGTTGGTTTCATGATGTTAATTGAGTTGAGGGTTAAACATTTGTTTTGGTTGGCCTAATAGGCAGCAATGAGGATAACCTGCTTCATCGAGGATTCCCAGTATAAGATATCGATTGGTATCTCTGGGAATTTCGAAATAGAAAGCTGGTTTCATGTCGCCATCTATGAATGTAAAAACTATCTGAGTGTTTTCTAGTAACCCATTTAGTTGTACATGAGAAAGGTAGTTATAGATAGCTTCCCTTTGATTTCTTGGGTTTTTATCCCATGAGATGAGCATATCGTCATACCAATTTGGATTATCGCATAGCTTTTTAAGTTGTTGTTGAATATACGGTGTCATGATTTGAAGTAATAATATAAGTCCTCGATTAGTTTATCCTGTTCTTCCCATATAGTATCTGATACTACGTATTCTGATACGAAATAGTTATAGAAAGGCCCAAATAGTATTTTTAATACTATGTCCTTGAGTTCGATATTGAGTTGTTCCTCTTCTTCGGTAGAACTGGGTTTGATTGCCTGAAGTTCTGCCTTATAGGATGCCGTTACGACATCCTTTAGGGTTTGAATATATTCTGGGTTAGTTTCCTTGAGAATACTTAATTGTGATTTGAGTTCTTTACTTATCATGGGGCTTAGCGATTATGGATATGAATCCTTGTGGATATTGAGTATAGAATAATTGATAGTTCCCTGTGGGCAAGAAGACTTGCATTATGTTTGCAAGTAATGGGTAGATTTTCCATTGGTTTTTCTCTAGAAACTTGTCCCAGGCTTCTGATTCTTCGGGATAATTTCCAGAAAATTGAATGTGATATTCCTTTTGTTCCGGAATAAATAAATTGGTTACTACTTGGATTTCGTCCGATTCCTTTTTGTATTGAGTAATAGGATACCAGACGCCTTCGGTTTTCCATTTATTGAGCTGGAACAAGGACATGCCCTGTTCCAGTACGTTTAAGAGTTTATATAAGTTTACCATAGTGATTATTTATTAAGTTGTCTAATGAGTTCTGATGCAGCCAGGGAATCAAAGAGTTGGGTTTCTCTTTTGTCGGATTCCCATTTTTCGAGAGCATTATATGTTGCCGTATATTGAGATATCATGTCCTCATCTTGTTCCTCGTCCTGGATGAATTCCTGGAGATGTTTTTTGAGTCCAGTAATTATGTAATCCTGATGTTCTGGGGTTAATTGAGGAATACCAAATATGATAGCCTCTACCTGTGAGGGTGAATAATCATAATATTGGTCGTCAGCACCCTTTGTTAGATCCATGTGGGAGATAATGTTTTCCCTGAGATTTTCAAAGAGAACTTCCTCTGAAGCATATGTGATGATATATCCTGAGATATAAGCAGCAAAAAGTTCATCCTCTAAGTCGATTGAGTAAACTTGGATATTGGTAGCTTCCTTGTTAATGAGAAGACCATCGGAGTAATCATAAGTATAAATGGGGTGGGAAGCAAGCAGTTCCCGGATGGCCTCTAAATTTTTTAATTCTTTCATAACGTGTCTATATTAAAATTATTTGAGAAATATTTCTCATTGCAAATATACAAAATTATTTCTAAACTTGTTTTTATAACTACTTTTATTTTTATAAATAGGGAGGTTCTGGGAGGTGTTTTGAGTGCCTCCCAGAGGGTTTTGTTAATATTGCCCTAGATTACTCCTGTAAAGAGTTAAAGATTTCTTTGTGCCCGTCTAAATCATTTTTAGGACGGGTCTTCCATGTTGCTTCTATATAGCATTGGTGTAGGGTAATTGAAATAAAGTATCTGCACCAGCTACCACCAAAGATAGTGCCCGTGGAGAATTCTATCTCCCGAGCAACTAATGGACTAACGTTATATTTTGTCATGAGATTGAGAAATTAAGTTGGAAAATCCAGTTGTTTCTATCGAGTTGATTGAATGATATGAACCTACCGTCATTATCGGTAAAATCATTCATGAATTGAATTGCAGCATCTGCCAGTTGACCCTTATAGGGATTGGTATTTGCAGTTATCATTGATTCGAATGTAAATGTATAATAGGTAGTCTCATATATTTGGATTTGGTTGATATCCAAGCAATTGAGTTTGTAATCCTCTTCCAGTTGAATGAGAAGTCCCATTAAAAGATTTAAGAGATGACCCTTTTCATCGGAGTCAAGTTCAAATGTAGATTTCTTTTCTAAGAAATTGCGAACTACCTTAGTTAGTTCGTCTGCCTGATTGTAAGTTACTGAGTTCGTTTTCATATTTTTGTCTATTTTAAAATTGATATGCAAATATAAGCATTTTTATTTTTATAGAAAAATATATCTAATTTATTTTTAGGGAGGCTGAGGATGTGTACACGCTATGAAAGGCAGTGGATTAGACTGCCTTTCAATTATTAAGGTAATTGGGGAGTTAGCAAATATAGAGCCTCTCTTATAATTGAACTCTCCATAGGTTCTAAAGAGGGTTCCTTGTTCATTAGTCCACCTTTCTTCTTTTCGTTTTCAAATACTTCATGTATGGCTTGCTTTATTTTAGTAGCTAATACCTCTGATAACTCCTGAGATTTAAGAGAGATAAGTAACCCTTTTCGTATTTTCTCAACATCTTGGTTATTCTCAGTAATGGGTTTTGCTTCTACTAATTCTTGTATACCCGAGGAATATTCATCTAACCGTTCATATCCCAAATGTTGTAGGTCATTAATGAAGATACTGAATTCATCGTAAGTAAGTCTAGTATCAAAACCTACTCCATGATATAGTTGTACTAAAGGAATAAGGATTCTTCTTAGTGTATTGAAATCCTTTAGATGGTCTAATTCTATCTCTGACCTAATTGGTACTTTATATACCTTTTCACCCTTTAGTACCACTAGCAGAACCATTAGTCTTGGTGGTAGTCTTTTCTCGTTCATAAGCAAGTTTTTGTATTATAAGTTGTACATAGGTATTCCTTTCCTTATAGATGAACATTACCGAGAGAAGTATCTCATGTTTCGGTAATATCATCTGTATGAAATTGCCTGGAGCAATCACTGTAGCTACTACTGGAGAATCTTCCTGAGAGAAATTCTCCAGTATCATTTCTGCCCTCTTAATTGGTTCTGGCTTTGTTGGGTCCAAAGTTAGGACTGGAGCAGTTATACATTCCTTGATGCCCTGTGTTAAGGCATTATATAACCATTCATCTTTTATATCCTCTACTTGGAGGTTTTTCATTGTAATCATATCCTAAACCTATTTAAAGTCCATACACCCAGGATATTAGAGAATACCCATAGTTCCCAGTTTTTATAAAAGTTATAGGGTTTACTGAACTGGGATGTTTGAAATATTATCTGGCTTGGTGTTCTAGATAACATTTCTGCATGGCAAGTTAATACTCCAGAGGATAATTGAACTTTAAAAGCTTTAATTACATCCTCATCATTTTTAGTCTCTACTGAGGTAAGTAATTTAATAAATTCTACCTCTACACCTTCCAACATTTTAACCTTTCGGAAAGCAAATTTCTCTTTATTCTCCATTTTGTTGATATTTAGATAAGAACTCTTGAGCTAGTTCATCTTGAGTTCTTTCGATTATATTCTTTACGATTGTTTTATTTTCTACTCTAGCCCACATATATAGCATGCCCAATTGAGCATCCATATAGCAATCTATAAGAGATGGGTCCTTTCTAAATACATCCCATTGTTTTACGAAATTCATTCGAACCAAATCCCTATAACCCTGGTCTGATATATCTTCTTGGTCTATATAAGCAGATACCCTTTTTCTTACTTCTAAAAGAATTTTCTCTAAGCTTTCTGGTAATCTAAAATTTTCGGGTAAACTATGATATACCCAATTATTCGGTATTAATTCCTCAAAAATAAACTGATTATCGAATAGTTTCTTTGGGTATCTACCTGAAAATATCAATGGTAGCTTATACCTTAGCAACGATGGTACTACGTCGTATATAGCATAATGTCTTCTATATTCTCGGTACAAGTCAAAATATAGATTCTCATCGAATATACCAGATTTCCTCATTATTGCCTGTAAAGTATTATAAGCAGCATTGATATGAGTATTACTCAATTTGAATATTAAGTTGCCATTTTTAAGGGCAATGAGTTCACTACAGCATCTCTTTCGTTTAAATAAGTTCATGTGATTAAAATGTAAAGTCAATGTATATTTTCCTTGTTCCCTTGAGAAATTTTTCGTGATTTGAGTCATCATACTTATGGCAAGCATAAGTCTTAGATGATTTATCATAATGGTCTCTTACCCATACTGGAGCAGTATCAGTTGGTTTTAATTTAAAGTATGTACCCTGATTAACCTTGTTAACCCGAGTCTCTTTGTAAGATGTCTTTGGTAGTTCCATATTTTTGTCTATTTTAAAATTGATATGCAAATATAATTCTTTCTTTTTAAATATGCAATATCCGGATATAACTATGGGAGCTTACTATTTCGGAGGAATTGAGATGCAAATGAGCCATCCTCTTTTTCTTCTTTCTCAAAGTCTTCATATTGATATAACTCTGGGTCTTCTTCGTCTGGGTCTATACGCATTTCGATTTCTCTACGTAGTTCATGATGTTCTTTAGAGAATGAAGACATAGCTCCCTTATAATCATCAGTAATTTGCATTAGCTCTGCTTTATTAAGGTTAAGACCCTCTTTACTGGTATCTACTCCTTCTTGTTTAGTAGCAACTACTTCGGGTAATGACTTAATGTCATACCTGTCTTCCAATAGTTTAGCCTCTTCTGGTTTATCTAATACCCTTTGTGATTCCAATACGATTTGACGTGCCTCTTCAACAGTGATTGCATTTTGCTGTGTTACGTTGTTCTGTTGATTAAATTGGGCAAAGATATTTGTAGTACTTCCTCCAGTAAGATTACGTACTATTGATTGCAGAGATGTAGAGGATTCAAGCTTTAATTTAAGGGCCTTTCCCAGCTCGGCAGATATAAACGGTACGTATTTCCCTCCCTGAGATTCTCTTAGGATATTAACCTGATGGGCTATTTCCATACGGTCTTCTAATGCCCATGCTAGTTGTTCTCCCATTAACGCTTGAAGTAAATCTTCTGCTTTTTCTTTATCCCATATTCTAGAGCTTAATAGCCTATCTCTCATAAATACCCGTATGTAGTTAATATCTATACCCATACGGTATGAGAATGTATTGATATCATAAGTGATACCACATAATACTCCATTACCCATCAGCCATTGATTAATAATGTAGTTGTGTATCTTTATCAGAAGTTCATCATTTGGGTTCTTCTGATATTCTAATGCCATTGCAGTAGTCCCCATAGGTCTTGGGAATCTTACCATTTTATTTTCCTTTTCTGACATACAAATGAGATTTTCTGATATCGGAACTTTCATCATAACCCATATACTCTAAATCGAACCTTACATACAGATTCAAAGATAGGTTATAGAAATATCCCTTATATTTTTTCTTACTTACTGATAAATTAAAAGGTTCACCAGAGATTAGGTCCCTGGTGAATAATAAATTACCTTTCCCAGTGATGGGAATATTAAGGCAAAGTTTATAATCTCCTACCTTAAATTTATTCCCATGCAGGTCTGTGATTTCCCTTGCCATAGTTTGCCTTTTTATGGTTCGTAGGTTTTTTGTCTTGTTTACTACGGTTATTGGTTATCCCCTTTTGCTCTTCGATTAATTTCTGAACCTTTGGGAATAACCTTTGCCTTAAAGGAACTACCTGAGTAGCGAAAAAGGCATTCCATAATTTCTGAGTTAATGGTTCTCCTATTTTAAGTTCTGAGATTGCCCAGAATTTAGTTTCGAAATTCTTAACTATTTCCCTAAATCGGTAGTAGTATATATTGCCAGTCTTTTTATCTATCCCAATTGTAGTGGTTTGGCAATAATCTAGAAATTCTTTACCTAATTCGGATATAAACTCTTCCCTTTTAAAATCATAATTCTCTTGGTCGAGCTTAAATAATTTTACGTAATCGATTGCTTCCATATAGATTTAGTTTGTGATTATTAAACGAGGTATACTTTCATCTGTAATCTGAAATAAGTACCCTCTTACATCATCCTCATAATAAGAGGACCAATATGTTCTTCTAACTCTGAAATTATCAAGGATTGCCCCTTTGGGTACTCCAGTAATAAATAAGCAATGCTTAGGCATCATTGGAGTAATCTCAAATTTCCCATCCTTGAAATTACCATAGGTACCGTAGTCGGGCATATTACCCGTAAATCCAGTATTCTGTAATATGTCTTGAACCAGAGTAGTTTGGGGTATTTCCTTTTGGTTACATTCTATGGTTAACTTCGATTTGCCTATATATAGGTCTTTAACTATTTCTCTAAACATTTGTATACGATTATATGGGTAATACCATTTTTCTTGAAGTAAAGGTTATTCTGTGAACATTCCTCTAACTTCTTTAATTCTCTTCGAGATTCAGTACAAATTCTATCAGATTTCCTTAATATATCTGATACATTATCCCAGATGGGTGCCATTGGTTCTACTGGCCCTGCATAGATAACCTTATGTTTAGTTTCTATTTGGGGATATTTAGATTTATACTGATATTTGCCTTTGCAATAAAGTACGTTATACTTTTCGGGTTCGTTTCTTTTTTCGTTTTCCATTTTTGTTAGGATTAATGTAATCGGATATTTCATCAAGTTGCCTTAAAAGCAATGCCTGAATGAAAAGGTTTATAGGCCTGAAAAAGAAATTCCTTACGTTATCAGTATTTATATACCAATCGTAAACGATAAAGAACTTCTTAATCTTGGAGTGCTTAAGTGAATGTTGGATTAGATAGGACTTACAACATCGCTTATGTAAATCGACAAGTTCTTTGTCCTGCTTAAGCATCTCTTTATCAGAGAAGATAGTGTAACCCATTTTGTATGAATTGGGATGCCCAGGTAATTATCCCGGGCACCTGGTTAATAAAGGTTTATGCAACTTGTTCTGGTTTGAGGACCTTCTTTTTAAAGTCCTCATAGGATTTAGCCGCAGCCTTGAATTCCTTAGAGTTTGTATCTTTGATACGAGCCATTGCAAGTTCCAATCGATGGAGTTCGTTTCGAGTTTGTTGTCTCCATTTCTTCCGAGCAAGTGTATCAACTACATCGGCAGGGTATACGTATTTAACTTCCCGATTAGAAATTACCTGTTCGATGATGGATGGTTTTTGTTGTTCCTTAACTTCCTTGACAACCTGTTCCTTTTTGGAAGTTTGGGTTTTGGGAGAGAGTTCTACCAATTTAGCATTGGCAAACTTAGTGGCAGCTTCTTGAGCATCTTTTACCAATTCCTTTTTAGTCTTTTTGGCCTTAGGAGCAGAAGCCTTAGCAGTCTTAGAATTTTTAATTCCTTCAAGTTGTTCGGCAACCTTAGTTGCAACCAGGTTAGTAACCTTTGTTTCATTCTTTTTCATAATGTCCATATTTAAAATGTTAGTAAAATGATTAATTTCTTTTTCTGATACAAATATAAGAACTTTATTTTAAATAGAAAAATTTTATTTGAATTATCTTCTATTTGCTCGGGTTAATCGGCTAAGAAGTCGAAGATTTCTGGAGGATAGTTAATTTCATCCTCTGGGTCATTTATGTAATCTTCGTAATCCTCGTTATATTTATCGTAAATGTTATCTTGTGATGTATTGGGTACCCTTGTACATCTTTCAGGATATTTCTTTACGAAGTCATAGGCTTCTTGAGTAGTCATTACCTTGTCTGAGGTAAATTCGTAGGTTACATAGGAATAAGTTTCACCCAATCTAGAAACTTCATATTGCTGGTATCCAGATTTCTCAATCTTATAGATTTGATTTTCTGGAATAGTTTCTATTTCTACCCTATACTTATACCATTGTTTCTTTTGCTCCCTTTCTTTTGGTTTAATACCCATGCTATCTTGAAGAGAGATTAACTTGGTTATTGGACTTTCAAAACGAGAAGGAGCAGTGCTCACTTCTACTTGATGAGTTCTATTCTCACCAATAAAGTAAATCACTGCCCCCAGGGTTACCAGGCCCAATATGAATTTAGTTTCTGAGTTCATAACCTGTAGTTTCGAATTTATTTTTAATGTTCTTTGCAAGGTATTTACCTTTTGATTCTGCTTGATGTAAACCGTTGCAGATTTCGTAAGGTACATCATCATAGCGATAAACTCGATTACCTTTAAAAGCAACCCAAAGTTGTTTTTTCTTTGAGTCATAACCAAAGCCCTCAATATTAGAGGATTCGCAAGGAATCATTTCGACTCCGGTGTTCATTTCTACTGATTCTAAGTATTCGTTCTTTTCCATGTCTATATTAAAATTTTAAAAGTGTTAGTTCTGGGTGGAATTTGAGATTTGCCCTCTGGAATATTGCCCAAGTACCAAGTACTCCCTGAGAATTAGTATGTACCCATTCATCTTCCATTCTGAATAATATGTGAGAGCATACCAGCATTTGGTATTCACTTAGCATATTTATCAGTTGAGGAGTATTCTCCATTTCTACGTATAATTTAATGTGCTCATCTAGTGCTCGAATTATTTCGTCATCCTCAATCTGAAGGAGTTTTTTGATTAAGTCTTGGGCAATATCATTCCCATTTTTAACATCCTCTTTGATTGAGTTGAGTGATTCAATCTGAATACCAGCAATGAGCTTTACGATGTCTTTTGTTTCCTTGTCCATAATTAAATTTTCTTTATGCAAATATACTAAAATTATTTTATATAAAATACTCTTTTAATAAATACGGAGGTAAGTGTTAGCGGTTCTTGATTTCCTCTATCTTTTCCTTGACTGAGTCGGGGAAAATAGCATCATCTACCCATCGCATAAAGAATTTAGAAGGCTTCTTTTCTGGGTTGAGAAGTAATTGTCTTTGCTCTGTAGAGAACTTAATACGTTCATCTTCCCTCATATACTTGGGAAGTTTAGTGAATTCTGCCTGAGAGAAGGAGATTACGTTTTTACCAACTTGGGCCCTTAATGGTTTCTTCCTTTCCTTATAGAGATAGGGGATAATCTTTTTCGAAGGTCCCCCAAGGATGCTAAAACCAAAGATTACCATTGGGTCAAATTTATCTGCTTTTGGGTCCTTAGCTCGTTTGATACATCTTGCCATCCAAGAGAATGAATTGGGATATTGCTTATTGTCTGTTGCTTCTCCCACATCTTTTTTATTAAACTCAAATCCAGGAAAGTGAAATAGAAAATCTTCAGTAAGGATAAATACAAATCCCAATCCCCTAAGATATTTAATGATATCTTGTTGGCTTTTACCCTCTTCAATCATTTTTTCTACATCTGCAAGAATATCCTCCCTTGGTGATTCCAATTCCTTAGTTGTAGACCCTGCAGGTCTTCCTCTGCCCACATTGGGTGCCTTAGCAGGCAATGTACCAGATAACCTATCTAAGTATTCTTTGAAGTTATCAATATCTTGTTTATTAGTAAGAGTTACTTCTACTCTTATGGGACCGTTATGCTGTACCTTTGGACCTGAATTCATCTCGGTATAAGCATCTACCAACCTATCGGATAATGGGGTACCATTCTCTGATAGTGTAGTGATTCTAAGTTTTGGTTTATATACTTCTTGTTCCATTTTCGACTTAATTAGAAAATAAAAGGCCTGAACAATTTTTATATTGCCAGGCCTTCTACCATTATTAACGAATACTCAAAAATATGATAAGTAAAAGTAAAAAGTGCTCTTATTAATCTTCTTCTTTAGCGGCCTTCTTTTTCTTCTTGTCTTTGGCCTTCTTATCTTTCTTATCGGAAGCCGGTTTCTCTTTTACCTTTTCTTCCTTCTTTTTCTTAGTTTCCTTTTCCTCCTTTGGAGCCTTACCTGAAGCAAGTTTTCTTTGCTCCATACGGTATTTTTTCTTCTCAGCCGAAGTCATTTCTCTGCCATCGATGAGAGGATAATCGTATTTGGTAGCTGTTCTACCACCATTTCCTTTCTTTTCCTTTTTCTCTTTGGCAGCCTTCTTCTCAGCTTTTTCCTTCTTCTCTTTTTCCTGGAGTTTTACCAATTTCTTGTTGTTCTCTTGGTCAGCTTCAGGATAGGCAGCAGCAACTTTGTCTCTTTCCTTATTGAGCTTGTTTACAAGTTCGGTAACCTTTTTACCATGTTTCTTGTCTTTGGTCCAATCCTTAGTAGGGTCCAACTTGTTCTCTTTAAGGTAAGCATCCAAAGCTTTCTTAGCCTTTGTGAGTTCCGGAGTCTTGGATTCCGATTTACTCTTCTCTTCTGTTTTCTTAGCCATTTTCATTTATATTAGGTGAATAATTGAATTTCCTATTTACATAATACCATAGTTATACCTTCCTAATTTGGGTTGGGATTTCTTTAATTTCTAGGATTTCTAAACTGCATTGTTTTAAAACTGCCTCGAGTTGAAGTATATCTTCTACCTCTTTCTGAGATAAGTCCGTAAAAGTTTGTTCAAAAGTTTCTTTCTGTTCCCCCCTTATAAAATTAAATTGGGCAACAATATAAGTCCCATGAAGTTTTTTATTCAGGGCTCCTTTAAGAGATATGAGTTTTCTTTTCAGATAATTACTCTTCAACCTATGGGATTGGTATTCGCCTTTCTTACCCTTACTAAGAGCTACCTTTTTAAGGTACGAAACATAATCTAATTCTCTGAGAGTTTGATTAATGTTTCCCACTAATAATTTTAAGTCTTTTTCCATTTGGGTCTTTGCATTACTTGGTTAGATACTTCCTGAGTTTCTTCTGATAGCATTTCTCTTGCCTCATTTATTATATTGATGGCAAGTTCCCTTTCATCTGGTCCCAGGTTTAATTCTTTATCTTCTAGTACATCAGTATAAGTATTTATTAGATTATCCAATGCAAGTATTCGAATATTCTTTCGAATTGCTAATTTCTCTTCTTCCATGGGTATAAAAAATTAAAGCCCACTACCTTCGCAGGCAATGAGCTTTTGGCTGAACAACGTCCTAAGTGTGGGGTTGTTACTCTATGAAATTTAAACTATTGCAGACTATATGTAATCGCTATTTTAGGATGTGCCTAGATTAATCTTCTGATTCTTCCTCTTCTTCTTCCTTAGCCTTTTTGTTTTTCGGAGAACAAATAACGCCATGTCCTTTCTTAGACTTAACGGTAAGAGTTCCCGGAACGAATGAAACTGAAGTTGATACCGGTTTGCCATCCGTAACCAATACAGAAGTAACCACTACACCCTGATAGCCTTCCTTGTTCTTAACGGCATAACCAAAGTTCATTACCTTGGATTTGTCGTTAATGGCAATAACATCGATTTGCTTGCTGTTAGGACGTTGTTCAGCCGGCCGATTCTTAAGGGCCTCTTGACGAGCCTTGCGTTTAGCTTCTTTTTCGGGGTCTTTTTCTTTATCCCCTTTTTTCTTGGAGTCTGATTTCTTTGTTGCCATAATTTTTAATGTTTTATAAGTTAATGGTTATTATAAGTAAACTTCTACGTTTATTAATAGTTGATAAAGGTAGGGAAATTTCCCTACCTTCTTTTAAATCTTGAATACGGTTACCAGATTACTTTTTCCCTTTCTTGCCTTTACCTTTGGCTTCTTTCTTTGCCGGCAATTTGAGACCGAGTTCTTTAGCGATTGCTTTACGGAGTTTTTCGATGTCGTCTTCATCATAATCGTCTGGGTCAGTTTCAAGGTCTTTGTCGTCGCAGACATCCTCAAGTTCTTCGAAGTCCATTTCGGCAAGTTCTTCACCGGTCAGTTCTTCCTCTTCTTCTTCCTCTTCGGAATCATCATCATCATCATCATCATCATCATCATCATCATCATCATCATCATCATCA